GTCAGGAGTCAGGCAGAAATGAGGCAATTCGTCGAACCCAATGAACGGAAGCTGCGATCCCTGGTGGTCCAGAACGTTCGATTCGTGTTCGAGGTGCGAAAATTTCACCCGTGCGCCGGACGGAAACGTCCATTCCATCTTGTACGACAGCGGCTTCGCGCCCAGAAACGGGTAGAGCCGCATGGACTCATCCCACAGCCCGCCCTGGTTCGTGATCTGCGGAGAGGTCCGCCGGAAGATTGTCGCCCCAAAGTCTGGATTCTCGATGTGCCGCATCGGCTCCAGAATCAAAGCCCACGTCTTGCCGCCTCCAGCCGCACCGCCGTAAATGGCGATATCAGCGGGAGTTGCAAGGAAGACCTCTTGCGGTCCTTCATGGGGGCGGATTTCCATTACCGCTTGTTGCCCGGCAGGTACACGAAGATGCCGCCGCCGTCCGTGGTGCTGGCTTCAATCGTCGCCACCACTTCCTTGCCGAACAGGCGGTTCAGGTATTCCTTGCAGGCCTGAACATCACCTTCCATCGCGAGGTCGTACAGCTTGCCCATGACGTTGCGAACCCGGTCAGGCGTCTCGCACTCCAGCAACGCCGCCTTCAGCTTGGCGACCCTCTGCGCATGCGGATTCCCCTTGCCGAGACTGTTCCCCTTGGCGAACTTCCCGTTCTCGTCATGCGTGACGTTACCCACGTCCGTTGACGTAGACTCTTCCAAATCGCTCACGTTCGTTCCTGTCGCTTCCGTTCGCCAAAACGTCTTACCCTACCAGTAGTGTACACCTGTGCATTCCTGGGGCATTCTGGTGCGTTTGGGTGCATTCCCCGTGGTGGTTAGTCAGAACGCGGGTTCCTCGCCCGGTTGGGCGTCCGGTCGCCCGGTGTAGCCGCTGTTGCGGGTATGGGCGTGTTCGTCGGCCGGGGTTGCCTTGAGGGAAAGAAATTCTTGCCCGCCGTTCTTGGGTGTCTTGAGCCATCCTGCGAGCCGGTACTTGACGCCGCCGATCGTGATGTCGCCTTCCCGGTCGGGCTTGTTGTCGCCGGGTTCCTTCCGCTTGTTGACGAACATGCTCCCCTGTCCATCGCGCATCTCATACGCCATTGGTTTCCCTTCCTTGGTGGGTGTGAAGTGGTTATCGGGCGGTCAGGCGAACATGCACAAACTGGCGTTGTCGCTGTCGTACCTCACACCGCAGCGATGCAGGTACGTCACGTCCTCTTGCGTCAGCGGCGTTTTGTCGTAGTCGTAGTCCAGCCAGATTTCGTCGTGGCTTGCTGATCCGATCATGTCGCGGTTCCCCGGTTGTTTCCGGTCGAGATACAGGAACGCACACAGGTCTGGTCGTGCGTGCAGGCGGTCCGACTCCGGGATTCGGTCGAACTGCAGGAACTCGTCATCGGCCACCTGAAACATTGCCTCAAGTGCGTCCACGGATTCCACCTCGTCTTCGTATTCCATCTTTCCCCTCACCTGCTCTTGAGCAACATGGGCACGAACTGCGGAATCACCCCGTCGATGACCACGCCGCAACCCAGAATTGGTTTCCGGGGAAACGCCCGGCCGTACAGAAACTGCATCCGCGTGTTGTCGACCCCGCAGCCCACGGCCAGCCCGAACAGTCGAGACTCAGGGTTGGCGTGCCAGATGGTCCCGGCGTTGCTGTGCAGGTGTCCCATCACGCAAGAGCGACCGCGGGCCAGCGCCTTGGCTCCGTGGGCGTAGACGCCGCCCCGGCCTTCCCCGTGGGTGTAGACCACGCCGTCGATGACGAGTTCGGCGAAGCGTTCGTGGACGTTCCAGTCTTTGAGTCGCCAGTATTCCTTGAACGGCTTGATGGTGTCGCTGGCCAGTCCCTCGGTTTGAGCCTTGCGGTACGGCAGGGCGTCGTGGTTCCCGATCAGGATGTGCTTGCGTCCCCGCTTGATCCACGGGAACGAGTTCATCAGGGCGTCGACCTGCTCTTGTGCCTCTGTGCGTTCCTGGTCCGGGTTCTTGAGGCTGACGACTTGTTCGTGGTAGCTGATCGAATGCCAGTCCACGAGGTCGCCGATGTGGACGATGGTGTTGACCCCGGCGTCCTTGAATACGTCCCGGCAGAACGTGTCGTAGCCGGCGTGCATGGCGGGACAATGGCTATCCCCCACGACCCCGACGATTGTCCGCTCGCGTTTCGCCATTACCCCTCCGTGGCTGTCTCGTCAGCGAACCGCACGCCGTTCTTCCACAACAGCAGTGCCATGTCCCTCGCGGTCTCGGTTACAGCGTCTTCACTGAGGTCCGTGTACGCCGCGTGAAGTGTTTCGTGGATCAGGGTCTCTAGGAGCCTGATGCCTGTTTGCCCCTTGGCGATTTCAATGGTGAGCGTGGCCGGCTTGCACCATCCCCAGTGCCCCTTGAGTCGCTTGGAGACCTGCGTCCATTCGATGCCTCGGATGATGTGACGCATGGTGTTCGGGTCATCTTGGGGCTACCCCGCCGCCAGCGTGTTATCGTTCCTTGGGGACAAACGGGCGGTCGTCCAGTTCTTTGGGGAGCAGCCCGGCCTCAATCTGCTCCAGCGTGTACATCAGGCACACCGTGTTCCACGCGACAGCAGCCAGGTGATCCTCGTCGGTCTCGCCAAGTGCGGCGGACCACGAGTGGCGGGCAATGGCTTCGATGTATCGCGAGGCCGGAATGCCCTTCCGCCAGTTGCCCCTGCCGTAGCCTTTCTCGACAGCGCCCATTTCAAACCGCAGGGCGATGCGACGGAGTGCGGTTGGTGGAATCTCGGCAGGCATCCCCTTGCCAACGGCGGCGTCCCGGACGGCCCCGGTGTCGAAGTTGGTGCGGGAGCCGGTGTCTGGGAGTGGTGCGAGTCGAGTCTTTGCGTTGCACGACCCGCAGAGTCCGTTGTACGGGCTTAGGAACTCGTCCTCCCCGTACCCTGTGCCTCCGCAATCGCGGCACGTTTGGTCGTGGTCGTCGCTCACTGGCACAGGTCCTCCACCATCCGTACCGGCATCCCTGTCGCCTCACAGAACGCGACCTCCGCCTTGACGCCACTGGAACCAGCGTGATCCGGCATCAGGGCCAGGGAATGGCAGGTGGCCAATGCGGCGATGTCCCTCGCGAGCAGCTTGCGAACGTCCAGCACGTCGTCACAGATTCCCAGTTGATCGTTCTCGGAGTTGCGTGCGATGGGGTCGAACCCTTCCGCCCGGTCAAGGTCGGCGGGGGAGACGACTTCGTAGCCGGCTTCCGTGAGCTTGTCCCGCCAGTAGTCGAAGTGGTGGAACTGGAAGAATGGCCGGGACCGCATGGCTCCCGAAAGGTAGATGCGTTCCGTCATGCTCGCTCCAGATAGCCGTTACCGACAATCTTCAGTTGCACGCGGCCGACTCGTGGATCGCGGCGTTCCTTGCGGGGCCGGATGACGCAGCCTTCCCGGACTTGCTCGCGGTCGTAGCCGGCGACAGCCTTGCCCTCCGCGTAGTCCGTGAGCGTGCCAAGTTCAGCCACCTTGCCTGTCGTGAGCATCGGGACCATCGGGACGCGGTACTGTTCGCACAGGCTCGCGAAGTCGTCGTAGTCCAGGTAGCGGCGTTCGGCGGTCAAGTAGATGTCGAACGCCCGGAAGTCCACCTGCCCTTGACTCAATCCGTACTTGAGGTCTTGCACGTCGCCAAAGACTTCCCCGTACAGCACGAGGCCGGGGTTGTCGCGGCACAGGATCTCGATTCCAGGGTGAACGTGAGCGGCCTGCTGCCAGATGCTCTGCCCGGACTTCCATTCGTTCCGCGAGCCGCACCAGAACTGTCCGCCCTTGATGAATCGCCGGACAATCGGAATCTTGGCGACCCAGTGCTGGACGAAGACGTAGCGGGCGTTTGCCCCGTGGATCTTCTCTGTGACAACCACGTCCTCGTCCGGTTGCAGGACAGTGCCGAACCGCTTGAGGGGTTCGATGTCGTAGCGGGGCGTCTTCGGCCCGTGAGACACCTTGCGTCCGCCTGTCTTGGCGTTCGCGGGACGACCCGGCTCGTGCGGGACATCTTCCCAGTGTTCGACGCCGATGGTTGCGGCCACGTCCTGCCCGATGGACGAACCCTCCGGGGCTTTCACCAACAACCCTTCAGAGCAGACCCCGCGGAAGTTGCGAACCTTGATCCGGCGGCGGCGTGGGGTTGGTTCCTTGTCAGCCCACAGGAATGCGTATTCAGGCTTTTCCGGGACCACGTTGTCCGGCGGAATGTAGGCGACTAGTTCGCCTTCCTTGAACTGCCCGATCTTCGTGACGACTGTGTAGCCGCCAAACGGGCGGAAGATTTCCAGAGTGTCCGCGTTCGGGTGTTTCCCGGCGGCGCGGTATTCCATCACTTCGACTTGGCTCGTGGCCGACATCTCGCTCCTCCCCGTGTGAGTGTTTCCCAAACCCACCGGGTTATCGGGCGGACCGGCCAGAATCCGTCGTCCGCCCAATACAGCAGCACGCCCAACGCCAGCCCGGCCCAGTCCTCACGGGTCACAGTCGAATTCGATTCCAGACGACCCGACCACGCCGTTCAGCGAGGGTTCCTGCGGCCAGACAACCCGACGCTCCAGCATCGTGTCGATGCGGTTCATCAGGGCTTCGTTCGCCTTGAACAGCCGCTCTTTATCCTGATCGCACGCCTTGCCCTGAGACTCAGCCATTGCCCGAACTTCGGCGACCGCCTTGACGTGTTCCTGTGAAACCCGCAGGTGGAGCGCCCGATCCTCATTCCGGTTCGGGATGTAGATTCGCTCGTAGAAGAAATAGCCCGACCCGATGACGGCTCCGGCGGTGATCCATGAAGCAACGGCCGTGGAATCCTTGCCCAGAATCCACGTCGTCACCTTGCCAATCAGCTTCGTGTTGAAAATCTTCTCAACCATTACGCTCTCCGCGTCCTGCGGGCGACAACCTTTTTTGGTTGCATTCCGGGAAAACAACCCTTTTCGGTTGTCACGATTTCTTCAGTTTCCTCACGAGTTCAAAGCTGACCGTGAGGGCGATGACAATGACCGCGAGCCACATTCAGTCCTCCAGTCTTTGGGCGCTCCGGCAGTCCGACCACCCGATGGCGTAGCCCGCGTAATAGAACGCGACCACGGCGATAACGCAGACGACTGTAGTCATTGGGCAAGCCATCCAATTCCAAGCACGACGGCCACGCCGATGGCAATTCCACCAGCCACGGCGAGAGCGATGACGCACTTCAGCCAGAGTTCGAGAATCTCGCCAATCATGGAACCAACCACCCCCAGATATTGAAGGGCTTGGAGAAGTTCCGAAGGGCTGCGGATCGGTTGCAGCGGGTCTGCCACTTCAGAGCGGAGATCCCGTTTTCGTTTTCGTACTGGCGGTTCTCTTGCCGCTTCATCCGCACGGCACAGCGTCCACGGCCGGCGTCAGCAGTGGAGCAAAGCAACAGGATGGCGAGGATGGTTTTCATGGAACTTCAAAGACCTGCGGTTGATTCGCGACTCGATACCGCTCGTCAACCACAGAGCAGCTCAGGAATGCTGTATTGCCGATCTGGTAACGCCCGTAGCCGGAGTGAATGTGTCCGGCAACAACAAGGCGAGGCTGGATTTCTTCGATGCGTTCCAGCAGGCTTGGCGAACCTGTGTGGACGTTTCCGAAACTACTGAAGTCGCCGTAGCCGTAGGGCGGGCCGTGCAGGATGAGGATGTCTGTGTCGTCGGGGATCAACTTCCATTTCTCAGCAAGGTCGGGTTCGTCAAGGTTGAACGCCCAGTCGAAGAATCGAGGCTGCCAAGGCGTTCCCCAAATCTTCAGTCCATTCCATTCCGTGCCGCTGTCCTGCAGGTAGGTCCACGCCATTGGCGTGACATGCGGGTGTCGCTCGAAATATCGGTCGTGATTCCCAGCAACCCCGATGATGGGCCGCTTCCTTGATTCCACCTCAAGCCATTGGGCGAATATCTCCCGGAACCACCACGCCTGTTGCTGGCACGGGCAGTAGTCGCCGCCAAGGATGAGCAGGTCACAGTCAGGGATTTTCGGGAAATGCCCGTGAAGGTCGCTGATACAGCAGATCCGCTTCACGGCTTCACCTTTTCCACACTCAACAGTTGCCAGTGCCGCTCAGTCGTCCCTTGCATCGCACGGGCCTGACGCATCGCATCGCCCATGCTCTCGGCTTGGATGTGTTCCCGGATGATGCCGGGGGCCAGTCCGTGGCCACGGAACAGGGCGACGAAGTTCACGGCACGCTCGCCAGAAACGATTGCACGTCCACAGTCGGGATGCAGAACGACAACCCCTGCCCGGACGAGTTCATACAGACCATAATCCCCAATACCTCACCCTTGGCACTCACCACGGGTCCGCCGCTGTTGCCGGGGTTCGTCGCGGCGTCCACCTGCATCAGTCCCGTGTGGTCCCCGTGCCCGGTGTTCAGGTCGCGGTTGAGTCCAGAGACGATGCCACGGGACACGCTGTGCCCGTATCCCAATGGGTTGCCAGTCAGGTACACGTCCGATCCCACCATCGGCGGGCCGGTCGACCATTTCACGGTGGGCAGGTCTCTGCCGGGAACCTGGATGACCGCCAAGTCCGCCTTGCCGTCAACGTGGACGACAGTCGCCGTGCGTTCCTGTCCGTCGCAGAACTCGACTTCGATGGATTTCGCTCCTTCGATGACGTGGGCGTTGGTCAGGATTCGCCCGTCGCTGGAGACGATGACTCCCGATCCGCAGCCCTCGCATTTCTTGAGCGAGGGAACGCCAAGCATGTTGTAGACCACCTGCTCGTCAGTCGTCTTGACGCACACCGTGGACCGCCAAGCCCCGGCGATCGGGACGATGGCGTGTGATCCCTTGCCGAGCGTGACGGGTTCCTGCGGGGGAGCGGGCTTATCCTCGACAACCGGCTTTGGTTTCTGGGGGACTGGCGCAGGTGTCGGGACTGATGGGCGGTAGTAGTACGGCTGGCGTTGCGGATACCGCCGGTACTGGATTGGCTTCATGCCCTGCGGGGACCAGTCGAAGTCAACCCGCACGGTCTTGAGCATCGGCCAGTATGAATCCGTCTTGAACTCTGCCCACTTGGGGGAGATTTCCACGCTCACGAGATTCGGGTTGGCCCGAATGTATTTCAGGCTCCGCAGCGAGGGCTGCTTGCCCTTCGTGAACGTCAGCACCACGGACGCGGGGCGATGCTCGACCGTCCATGAGACATCCTTGGGAACCGTGACGTGGACCACGCCGAACAAGTCTTGATCCATGCCGCGGACGCTCTCGGTGAGGTCCGACACGCTGATCGCTGGGACGCTCATCCCGAACGAGACGGCGTTGTCCCTGGACACCGGGAACGCATCGAACGCCGCCTTGAAGTCCGGGGCGTAGGGGTTGCCCTTGGTGTCGTACCGGGGGCCGGTGATTTTGACGTTGCTCTTTCCGTCCCGAAAAATGAACGTCGGCAGGCTGGTCACGCCATAGGCTTTGTCGATCTCCTCTGCGGAGAAGTCGGACACGTCCTCGATGAGGACATCGTAGCCCTTGCCCTCCAGCCACGGGACGATCTTTGCCTTGGCACTCTTGCACGGGCCGCACCACGTCGCCGTGAGCATCAGGACTTCCGCCCGCGGCTTCTCGGCATCCGCGGCGGCGGCGTCCAGATAGGATTCGACGGCAGCCCCGATGGGCGACGGCTCCGGCGGCGGGGCCGGGATAGGATTCACCACCCGGTCATACGCGGCGTTCACGTCCGCAACATCAATCGCCGGTCCCGGCGGGGCAGCCTGCCCACAGCCGAGCAACAGGGCAACCAGCATCCATGCTTGGTAACGCATCAACAACCTCACTTTGCCGTTCGGTGATCCATGTATGAATCGGAGATCCAATCCGCTGGCGAGCCTTCGTTGCCCATCAAACCGATTGCAGCGGTGTACGGGTGTTTCATCATTTGCCGCCACGCTTCCGGCGTGATGTAGAACGCCCCGTCGCGATGGCTGTTCCACGGCTCAAAGAGTCCGTTGGACAGGTAGCCCAGATTCGACACGGCATGGCCGGATCGCGTTCCTGCGGGCGGGGCGTAGCGGCGAATCACCCGATCAGACGGGATAATCCCCTGATACCACAGGATGCCGAGCGAGATTCCGCCGCCACCACCGATGAGCGAATACGCCTCCTCCGGGTCTTCCCCGATGGCGCAGGCAGAGACCGCCTTGTACGGGCGGCCGGCGTCATAGTTCGGCTTCGAGAGAATCTTGTTCGCCGCCGCTCCCATCGGATAGGTCGATGGGTAGCCCGTGTTGATCTCCAGCGGCACGCCGTAGTTCAACGCCAGCTTGGCTCCACCCGAAATCGTGGAACCCACGTCACGGCCGATCAGTCCATCGAGTTTTTGAGTCGCGAGGTACGCGAAGATGCGGGAGAGCTGGATTGTCTCACCCGTGGAGACTCGCCACAGCCGCTCCAGAACCGACGTGAGGGCGTTCCCTTGGCAGGAACCCATCTGCCCCTGGTTCTCGGCCTTGTGCCACGGGTTGCGGACTTCAGCGGGCCGGGCGAACGTCTTGAACGCAACGGGCAAGTCCCGCTGCGACATGAGGAACGCCCGGTCTTCACGCTCCAGACGGCAGTTGTCGATGATTTGCGTCACTGCGCAGCCTTCAGTGTGGGGTCGGCTTCGATGGCCCATTGCCGCCAGAGACGGATGGCGTCGGCGGGTTCCTTGATGGTCGCCTGTTCCGCTTCGCGGAGTTTCAGGGACGCCTCAAACTGTGCGTTGGGCCAGCGTTCTTTCAGCCAGTCGCGGGCGGCCCGCAGGTCCGGCAGTTCGCCGTCCTCCAGCATCCGTGCGGCATCCCATCGCAGCCGGGCTTCCAGCTTCGTTTCAAGTGCGTCGGCCTGTTCCACGAGTCCCACAACGGGAACGGGTGTCGGTTCAGGCTTGGGTTCCGCCTTGCGCCAACATCCCGCCGTGATGGTCGTGATGATCGCGAGGCAGAACGCCAGTGCGGTCAGTCGGGTCGCAGGCTTCACTTGCAGTCCTTTGCGGTGCAGTTCTTCATCGCCGCCATCGCCTTGGCGGACACGGCCTCCGGGGCCTTGGCGAAAACGTAGTTCGCAAGGTCCGCGATGAAGTCCATGAGCTGGACGGGAGCGAGGGGGAGAATCTTGTTCTTGAGATAGTCCCCGACCACCTGCAAGACCCTCTCTGTGGAGACGATCTTGAACAGCATGGCGAGGGCAAGTTGCAGCGTGGAATTCATAGGGCGGCCTCGGTTTGAACGTCGAAGGTGGTGAGGTGTGTAAGCGGCCCCCGGAGGCTCGCCAGAACGGCGTTGCGGGAGGCGGGGGAGGGGCGGGTGTCGCCGTCACCGCCCTCCGGGGGCACAGGGGAGATGCAGTCTGCCGGCGCAAGACCGGCAGTGCGGAACGGTGCGTGCCTAACCGGCGTGGCGACCGTCCAGACGGGCAAAGCCCGTAAAGCCTCCATTGATTGCAAGTCGCTGGGGCTGGTGTATTCGCCCGCTCCCTCGTCCGGGCTGGCGTGGAGCCAGAGCGGAGTCGACGGGTTCGCGGGATTGCTGTGAGCCTCCGTAGTGGACTGCGGCTCACTGCTTCCATTTGTTTCAAGGAAGGGGTGGGCCGGGCGGGAGTCCATTCCCGTTCGCTGTCCATGCTGTCCCGGTCCACCCTTCATGCCGTGTTATCGGGCGGGGGCGGGGAGAAAAGAAAAGCGTGGCGGGCCGTGCATTACTGGCGTGCGGTGTCTAGCCATTCCTAGGAGGCCACACCGAATCCGCCAGCCCGAAAGACCACGCCACGGCTAGAACCTTACAGCCTTCACGTCGCCGCGTTCCAACATTTCCTTGTAGGCGACCGCCAGAGCGAGGGCGGCGCGAGAGTGCCCCTTGATCCCGTAGAGTGGCCCGCCTTTTTTTGAGGCCGATGGTCCGCCGAACCGTTCAAGGATCGACTGCCACAGGATGGAATCGTTCCCCTTGGCGGAACCCAGGATCGCGTAGCGAACGTCAGTCCGGCGGATGACGACGACTTCCCGCTTCCCGTTGCTGAACTGCTGGTAGCACCTGCCCAGTGTGTACGCCGTCCGCAGCGTCGTGTCGCCGATGGCCTGCCCGTAGTTGGACAACCCTTCGATTAAGACTGCGGTGTCGGCCGCGAGGTGTGGCCCCAGTTCCAACGGGTTCCCGTCGTAGGCGAGCACGTCGCCATCTCTGATGAGTACGACACCGTGGCTCTCCTCCGGGCCGGGGTCGATGGCGAGGCAGTCGGGAAGGGTGTAGGTCATTTAGTCTTCCTTGATTTTCGTGCCGGCTTCTCTTGCTGTGGCTGCGACAAGCGGCGAGCGTTCTCCACCTTGCCTCGCCACTGATCGAGGTATCTCCACTCCAATTCAAGCCACGCCTCGGCTTCCGTCGCGTAGGCCACACACCCCCCACGGGAGCCGTGATTCAGCTCGGCATTGTCGTAGTGGAGATCGCCCTGCCTCCACACCTTCCAGACTTGCGTGTAGTCACGATATTCGTTGCAGGTCCATCCAACCTGAACATTCCCCCACTCCGCCCGCGGCAGTCGCTCCGGGCGCGGCAGCCTTGGCAGAAAGTCGGTCACGCATTCAACAGTTCCTTCCGCCATGTCTCATACACTCCCGTAAGTGGCCGCGATTCGATCAGCCCCCGGACTCTGCCGGGGCGTCCTCCAAAGCATTCGTCCAACACGCCCCATTCCAGCCGCTTCAGTTGTTGTTGCCGGTACAGGCACGCGACACGAATCTCCTGCACCTTGTGGTGAGCGTAGGCGTGGACGGGATTCGAGAGCGTGATGAGGTTGGCAACCCGGTTGATCCGGCGAGTGCCGCCGAAAATGTGATGCTCCTCAGTCGGCATCCCCTTCGCCCATGCGTAGCCCCCGTTGCTCTTGATGAACTCCCGGAACTCGGCATCGTGGAGCCAGAGCAGGTCTAGGAGTTGGCAGGTTCGGGGCGGACTAGTCGACACTGAGTGGCTCCGGGTTTCGCCCAATGGGACGATAGAGCGCGATGACATCCATCCATGTCGGCGGGCCGCTGTATCCGTGATACCGACCGTTGGCCCCGTAGTAATTCCCATTCACCAGATACTTGAGGTCTTCGTCGGGATGTCCCGACATCCCATTGAAACTCACAAACGTACCGTCGCCCATTTCGCACACGTCGCCGATCCTCGCGTCCGCAAGATTCAATAACGGAACTTCCATCACACCCCTCCCGGTTAGGCACCCCTGAAACGCAAACCGCCCGCTGGCGGGTTAATGGTCGTGGGATTGCGAGTTTGCATCCCCGTCAAAACACACCCGCCCGCCGCTCCGGCGTTCCAGTGAGTCCTGTAGGATCAACCGGCACCTCGCCACTGGACGCGGCTTGCCGGACGTGTCCGCCGGTTCCACATCGTCCTCGAAACAGTCCCCGTCGACAAAGAGCGGCAGCCCCATGTCATTGCGGACGGACATCAGGACGACACGGTCCCAGCTTCCACGCTTGAAATGCGTCGGTGCCGCCGGGTCCATTTCGCCCAACTCGACGAGCCGGTTCATTTCGTCCAAGCATTCGCGGTGTTTCTCAAGTCGGGCGCGTTCAATCTTCCACTGCGGCTCGCCTGTCCGTGGCATTGGTGGTCCTTTGGGTTAGGCGGCTTTATTGCCGTGGCGGTGTGAACGGGTCCGGTTGTAGGCGACCTTTTCGTTGACGATGGGCCAGAGGTTGACGCCGTGGCGCTTCGCGGTCGTGACACACTTCCGCACAATCTCCTCAGCCGATTCCATCGACGATGCCCAGTCCTCGGCGGCGAACCAGAACTGAGAGTCCGCGACGAGGTAGTGCAGTTCGCACACCAACTCTGCGGGCGCTCGCTTTTCGCCTTGGCTATCCTTGATGACGACAGGCAGTCCATACCGCCCGCAGGTGTCCGCCAGTCGCACCAGCAGGTCGCCAATCTCGACCCAGAATCCCTCTGGCTTGATTGCCAGCCAGTCACCCGTTTCTTCGTGATACCAGCCCGGACAGCCTTCCGAGTTGCGGGCCTCAAGCTGGGCCTTTTCGCCGCTAGCTGAATACCACGTCTCCATCCGCCCCGCCCGGTACTCCTCCCACGCCTCGGAAATCTCCGCATGGAAGTTCGCGACCTGCTCATCAATCGGACGGTCGGGATTGTCCCACCAGCCTTTCGCCTTGGCCTCCGGGTGAGCCACTTCCAGCAAGTCGTTCCATGATGTGATCGTCTTCATTTGGTTCCCCTACCAGTCTGGCATTCCGGCGGCATACAACTGCCACCCCATCACCTTGGCGACATCCCTCAGTCGCTCGTCCCCTTCGATCATTCCCCGCACTCTCCGCCAGCCATTGCGGGAGCCTGCCACGCTGCAGATGTTTTCGTCCGACTCCGCCAAAGTTTCCCGAATCCGCTGCGCCGCCTCCGGGAACGAATCCAGGTGAGTCAACACCAGCTCCCATTCCGCCCGGTGCAACGTGTGATAGGTCGTGACGCGATCCCACTTGGTCATCAGAATTCCCCCGGCTCATACGGAGCCTTGGGTAAAAACAGCAGGTTCTGCCCACGCCATACAAGACTCACGTCTCCCGGCTGACCAGAACGCACCTTGGCGAACACCCACTCTGCATCCGCGGGGTGCGCCGACTCGTCATAGGTGATGGGCCGGTCAATGAACGCCACCACGTCGGCGTCTTGCTCGATTGCCCCTGACTCCCGCAGGTCTGATAGTCGGGGCTTCTTTTTGTCGCGACTCTCAACCTGCCGATTGAGCTGCGCCAAGCAAAGGATCGGCACGTCCAGTTCCATTGACAGTAGTTTCAGGTCTCGTGAGATCCCGGCGACTTGCTGTTCCCGCAACGCACTCGCATCCGCAGGTTGGATCAATTGGATGTAGTCGATGATTACAAGGTGCAGACCTCGCTTGCGTTTCTGCCGGCGACAGACCGCCGCGATTTCCGCCACAGTTCGCCGCTTCACCTCATCAAAGAACAACCCTGCGTCCCTCAGTTTTGACGCGGACTCTTCGAGAGCGAACGCTTCCTGCCCGTCCATTTTTCGGCTGAGAATCCGCCCATGATCCACCCTCGCATGGGCCGCCAACATCCTCTCCAGCAGTTCCCCACGGGTCTGCTCAAAGATAAACAGCAGGGCCGACTGACCAGACAATCCAACATTGACTGCGATGTTGCTGGCGAGGGCGCTCTTGCCGACACCCGGACGGGCTGCCAGCACGATCAACTGCCCACCCCTCAGTCCACCACCCAACAGGTTGTCGGCGTCCCGGTATCCCGTGGGGACAACCAACCGGCAATCCGTCTTCCACAGGTCATCAATAAACGTGTCAAGTGCTTCCGAGAACGGCGTTGGGTCTCCTGCCGTCTCCTCACTCAAGTCCCGAATTCGAGACTCCACTGACGCACAGACTGCCTGAACGTCATCTGTAGGCGAGAACGCCTCTCGCAATCCGTCCGTACATGCGTCAATCAGCGAGCGTTGCCGCCACTTCTCCTTGACGATCCGGGCGTAGTATTCGGCGTGGCCTGTGTGGGGAACCGCCTCCATAACCTGGAGGAGATAGGCCGGTCCACCAACGTCCTCCAGTGCCCCGTGCCCCTGCAGCTCGTCAGCCAACGTCACCGGATCGGCGGGCTTCCCTGCCTGCGACAGACATAGAATTCCCGCGTACATCTTTCGGTGTGCGTCCGCATAGAACCTGTCCGGCAGTGGAATGTGTGGATGGATGTCATCGAATGCGTTCGCGTCCAACATGACGCTGGCCAGCACGCACCGTTCTGCGTCAAGATCATGCGGCGGGACAGACTGCATCAGGCGGGCGACGGATGCCCGTTCCCGCTCCACAAACTCTCGCTCCAGTGAACTTCGGCGTGCGATCAAGGATTCGCTCCCTGCGCAACGAGACGTGGTGTTCCTGACACTTCGATTCGTAACTGGTGTTCCTGTCCATTCACGCGGGGCAGCAGCACAGCGGGCAACCTGCGGGCCTGTTCGTCTCGGCGGACCTGTTGATCCCACGCCTGCCGGAATTGAGCGACCAGGGTCCCCTTGCCGTCTGCCCCGCAGTCGGCAAACCGGCCGAACCCTCCGCATGCGTCCACGGACTGCATGATCCGGGGTCCAAGTTCCTCGCGGGCCTTACGCTTGCCATCGACTGTGCCATCGCCATGCTTGCGAACCGCCTGCCAGACGAGCGTGACCGCCTTCTCTGCGGTCATCTCGATTCCGTTCGCGGCTTCGTCGGCGTAGCGCAGGAGCGTGGCAATCGGCGGGTGTGACGGATGCTCGTGGGTCAGGACGGCACGATCCACGGCCGTCTTGACGTGAGCGGTGTCGAAGTGCTTCAGCGTCTCCCACAGCAGCTTCAGCCACGCGGGGGCCATCGGGAACGGGAACGCCGCGGCCAGTGGCAGGGTGACATTCGCAAACTCTTCCTTGGTCATTGACCTACTCCCAGAAGTTGATGGTGTGCAGTGAGAAGCCTGTCGTTTCCGCCGACAACAGCCGGTGGTTCGCGATTGGGAAACAGACCCTGGTAGTCGTTCTCGATTGCCCGGTCGATTGCCTGAATCGCCAACTCCGGGCCGTACTGGCAAAGCTTGTTCAATTGCTTCGTGCAAGCCTCCGGCGAAATCAGCTTCCGCCTCGCACGCCGGAACGCGCACCACTCCTGCCACTTCGCGTGGAATTCCGTGGTGTCAAGGACTGGAGGGATTGTCGCCTTGGATGCGTCAAACGAGATCCCACCCCGTTTTTTCCTGCCTCCCCCCTTGGGGGGATTAGGGGGGTTACATTCATCGTCAGATGAATGTTCTCCTCTACTCTGGCTCTTCTCTTCTCTGGTCCGCGTTTTGTCCTCAATCTGTCCAATTTCTGTCCGCTCCGCGTCCGCTTTCTGTCCGCTTTTTTGCGGACAGCTTCTCTCGACCCGTTTCCTCTCTGCTTCTTGCGCCCGCTTTTTGGCGGACTGTCCGTTGTGTCGGTCGAATTCCGGGAACGTGATGCTCTCCCCGTCGACCACGAGCCACTGGATGTCCACGAGGGCTTTGGCGAATCCTGGGAAGTCGACGACGCGATCCACCATCGCCTCAGTCGCCCGCAGCGTGCCGTCCTTGGTGTTCTTGTCGGCCCACGACCACAGCCGGTGCAGACGACCGACAACCGAGAACGTGTCGATGTTCAGGTTCGCGGACAGCAGCCAGACCTTGTTGTTGTCTGACAGGTCCACACGCATCTTGATCCAATCACCAGCCACAGGCGGCACTCCCTCGCAAGTAGATTCCGTCCCGTGCGCCCCGTTCGTGGTGCGCACCTTCCTCGCAGTTATCCGAACCGCTTCTCAAAATTCAGCCGCGATGGATGCCCGGATCGTCACCATGAACGATTCGTCGCACCCCTCGCACATCGGGCCGCGAGTCCCGCCAGACCGGCCCGTGTAGTATCCCGCTGTTCCGTTCAGTGGACCGCCGCAGTCCACGCATTCGTGGCGTTCGGCGTCATCCGTCTTCCCCCTGGTCAATCCTGCCGACAACCTTGACTTCCAATCCATTGGCGAACCCTTCCCCGGCAACCCCCGTTATCGTCCCTGTGTGTGGAAATGCCCGGCCGGGCTACTTCGGCGGCTGCGGAATTGGGCCGGACCACTCGCCATTCACGCCTCGAAGTGGCGTCCACTTCGTGTTGTCCCAGAAGTAAATGCCGTGGCCGTCCGCGTCTTTCACGCATTGCATGATTGCCCACGGGGCGTCCGGCTTCCACCGCCACCAGTACCACCCCTCGACCGTCGGCGGCTGCGGCGAGTACGGCGGCGGCAGGGTCGCGGCGATGGTGCGGAGACGGTCGGCTGAATCAAGGTCGCCGAATGCCTCAACCTGATTCTCGATGTACCAGTCAATCCATTCGCGGTCGGTGGTGGCGGTCATTTGGACTCCTGTGCCTTTCCCCAAACTGCTTGCAGGTCGACGATGTGACGCCTGCGGTGTAAATCGTTTCTGGAATCAGCGACTTCCTGAGCCTCAATCTGCGACTCGAAGAAATTGCCGCTGTCGTTGTTCACGGCATAGGTGTGCCGTGGCTCAACCTTCCACCGGCGAGGATGGCACGGCGTGTCCACAACCTGCCACGGATCACTGCTCACGTTCCCACCTCCTGCGGAATCTCCGCGTTGACGCACATCATCAATCTCCAGTTACATTACGCCCGCCTAATCCAACTGAGGCGGACTCAGGGTTACACAGCAGGTGGCGGGGGGAGGGGCTGCCACTTATTCGGCTGATCCGCTTCCTCATCCCACCACACCCGGACCGTCCGCAACGGGGCGAACACTACGCCTTCCCATCGCCTGCTGTGACGATTCCATCGCATGGCGTGCTCGCCGTACTCAGGCTTGTAATCGCACTTGAGACGGATAACCGTGCCATCCATCGGTGCGCTCACGATCGGCCGCCAGTCGCTCATTGGTTTCTCGCTCACTTCGTCCCCTCCAGTGCGGCACGGGCGTGGTCCGCCAGATTGCCGGCGTGATCCTTGTCGGTCGTGTAAAGCTCTGCTGCCATTTCGTGGCATTGGACGATGTGCCGCAGCTTGGCAGCCAGGTCAGGCCCAGCGGGCAGGGCGAGGGCGGCACGGATTTCTGCCAGCATCGGACGAATCCAGACGCCGGGGCTGTGGTGTTCCGTTTCGCGGATCAGCTTCCTCGCCGCCCGTTCAATCGCTTCGCTGCGGTCGCTCACGTCGTCACCCGCCCTTCCACGGACTGAGGAGTCCAATACATGCACTGGCCGTGTCGGGCACAGGTTCCGTGACACCAGTAGCCGTCAACGCCGCACACGCCCGGCTTGTAAACGTGTTCTGCCGTCCCTTCCGGCGTGCGGCTGGCGAGGGCACGGAGTTCGGCGGCGTGATGATTCAGGCCGTGCAGGTGTCCAATCACCGGCGGTACCTGCTGTAAGTGATACGACAGGTTCTCCATCGCCTCGGCAATCCTCAGCAGCGTCTCTCGGTCGGTCTCGGTCATCAGTGCCCCCATGTTTCTGCGATCTGAACGAACCGGCCGAAACCCTTGTGTCCCGGACGGCCAGACAGCTCTGATAATGGTGTGCCCAACTGCCCCTTGAACGGTGCGCAGGCTGGACAATCAACCAGTCGGTGCAGGCTGACTTCGCCATCGAAAACGTATCGGTCGCCTTCCGGCAGTTCCGGGCCGACACCGCAGGCAAACCGGCTGTTGGCATTTAGCGGCTCGTCATCAACTCGAATGTGCGTCATCTCTCTCTCGCTCCTCTCTCTGCCGCGTCTGCGGGCTGGGGGGGTTAGGCGTCCGGCCGTGGCGTCCCTGCAGGCTCCCAGTTGATAAGTTCGTCCTCCCGCTCATCAATCCAATCGCAGGCGTTGAACTTGCTGAGTGCCTCAGATTCGTCGACCGCTTCAACCGTCACCACTGCGGTGTGTTCCAATCTGCAGCGGATGGTCCACTGGCGGGGCTCGTCAGGCTTCGCTGGTTTCTTCGTCGCCATCGTCTCTCCTCGGTTGTGCCCGTCAGGGCTGGTGGGGCTTACGCGGACGCCCGCGGGTTGGTTTCTTCTTGCCGAACGTCGGGTTGCCACGCTTGGCAGGCTCCGACAGCTTCAGTTGCACAGAACGCTCAATTCGGCTTCTTTTTGAAGTTCGGGTTTCCAGGCTTCTTTGGAACTGAAAGAGTCTTCTGCACGCTCGCTGGCAATGGAGGGAGCAGTCCATTGCACACGTCACGAATCCAAGCGGTAAGCGCCTTGCGTCCCGCAGCGGACGCTTGTGCCTTCCACTGTTCATAGTGATCGCCAGGAATCACCAACAGGAACCTCACTGGTTGCGCCGCCTCAATCTTTTCCTGCCGCTTCTCGGCCAGTTCAGCCGCCCTCTCGGAATCGTGTTGCTTGTAGGTCCGCCCCTTGCTCGACGCGTCCCTCATGTTTTCAAGCTGCGTTCCAGGAAAGATATGCAGCGGGTTTACACACGCAGGATTGTCGCAGGTGTGGCAGGCCAACATCCCCTTGGGGATTTCTTCAATCATCACCTGGTAAGCTTCTCTCCCGATCCGCATCACTGGTGCTCCAGGTCCGTCCGCCCGAACCCTCCCAATCACCGCATAGCCATCGTTATTCAGGGTCTTGGTCCACAACCAGCAACCGCTATCAGAGACTTCGCAATACTGCGCGAGTGCCTCGCTCCACCATTCAACGGTTCCTCTTTTCGCTGCCACTTCGATCATTGCTCCCGTCCGCCTTTCGTGGTCGCCCCCGCTTGCGCATCGGGGTTAGAGTTTTCTGAACGCTCTTCGGCAGCCCCTGGAATGCGCATGTCCGAATCCATTCGCCAAGGGTCATGCCAGCCTTTTTGGCCGCTGCCGAAAATGCCTGGAAGTCCTCATCAGACATCCGAAACGTGAACGAACTTCTGGTCATGCTGGCTTCCAATTCACCCACGCACCGTAATTGTAAGACGTTTTGCTGGCGTGGTCAACGGAAATTGTAGGATGTTTTCAGAACCAAAGTCACTGGTCACTTGGATTTAGAAGATTCCTGCCCGCCTCAGCCCTGAACATCCGCCAAGCCAGAGCCAGCCGGGCAGCGGCCTCGGTGGGGTAGCACGACTCGCCAATCCATTCGCGGTTCTCGTTCCAATCTCTGGCCGACTTCTGATTCGGGAACGTCGCGGTCATGACCTGCCGGTTCGCGTGGTGGAGAATCCAGTTCTCGCCAACCACCGCATCAATCGCCACCGGCTCCGGCCCTGCCGGTATGCGGCTGAGCATGGCGTCGGCGAGGGTGACGTTGTCATCGTCGATGGCTTTCACAACCTCGTCTTCATCCCTGTTGCCATACACGGCACAAATCTCTCGCCACAGGACACATCCTTTCACCCGCCGCAGCCTGTCCGCCGCTGCCAGCAGGGTTGTTTCTTCGGGCGTGTTCATGGTTGCTCCTGTGTGACCTTCGGAACCCGGTCGTATGCGTAAATCGGGTAACACGGCCGAATCAACTTGGCTTCCGCGATTGCCGCCCGCTTCGTCCTGTAGCACGTCGTCTCAGACAGCATCGGTTGCCACTGCGGCATGTCGCTGAACACCAGCCGCCGCTGTCCTCGAATCATCTGGCACAGTCCGCGCTGCACGAAGCTGCCGTCCTCTTCGACGATCCATGCCGTCTCGCCCGGTCGCGGGCTAAATGTCCCGTTCATCACACTCCCCCCTTCTCGTTGACGGCGGCGACCAGGGCCTCGACTGCGGTAGCTGCCGCCTGAACCACACCACCATCGAAGATGTTCTTGCGACCGACGTGCCCAACAAACGACGTGAGCGTCCGTAGGTGGTCCTCAATCGTCAGCACGGGCGTCACGGGCTTCGGCTCGTAGCGGCCGGTGATCCTGTAGTACGGATTAGCGAAGTTGTGGCATTTTCCGTCGTCCCACCACTCGCCGATTCCGACCGAAGTTCCAGCCTCACCAATCCAGCGTCCCGTCTTGGACTTCGAGAACATGACGACAAGCCAGTCCTCCCGACGATGATCCGTGTCGAAGCGGTCGTAGCCTTCCGTCCTGTAAAGCCCCGGCCCGTCCACGACCTGCCCGGCGGGAACAGGGGCGGCGGGGGTGAATTCTGCTGCGACAGCATCCATGTGAGGTGTCAAGGATTCCTTGACGATTGCCTCCACCCGCTCGCAGAACGCATCTACGTTGACACCCTGTTGTCGCAGGCGTTCCTTAACCGCTTCGGTCTCCTCGTCGATGTCGGTGTTCGTCAGGAAGTCCTCCAGTGACTCGATAGACCTGTCCTCCACAGGCTCCGGCGATTCGACAGGGGACGCGGGGCGGTTGTTCAGGTAGGCGTCGATAGCTTTCACCGTGTCCCGCGTCGGCAGGTCGTCGTGGATGGCAACGTACCCTGACTCCGTGTGATGGATGGCCCCGCGAATCCTCAGCAGCAGACTCGCCATCTTCGTGACCTCAGCCTCCAACTCCGCAATCCGCGCATCCTTGTCCTCCCCCTCCGTCCCCTGACCGGGCGACGGGGCGGGGCGGCTGATGAGGTCGAAGCGGGCGGCGTAGTACGGGCGGTCGAGAGCATTCGTCACAACCGTTGAGGCGGAGTACGGCTCTGGTGCAATCTCAGTGATCGTCGCGTTTTCAGGGCACGAGTTGTCAGTACCCCAGTGGCCCACCGGCTGCCCATGTCCCCGCACCATGTCCCCCACCATCGGCGTCTCGCCAGTCCGGTACTTGCCCAAGTCGCAACCCGCCCCGGCGTTCACCGGCTCCACCATTTTCCCGGCGTCGGCAATATTGTCATCGCCCGGTTCAGGGTGGGCACGGTCCCTAGTTTCGGCGTCAATCTTGTCGGCGATGCGGCGCACCGTCGCTGCCGATTCACTCCATCCAGCGCGACTGAGCGTGTTGGCAACGTCGTGAAGTTCTTTAGCGTCAGCCGTGGTAATCATTCGTCTTTCTCCAGATAGAAGGCCAGTGCCGCTTGCTCCGCAGCCTCACGAGACGCTGCCCACATCCAATCGTTCTCAGGCTCCCGCCAGCCGCGGCACGTCCACTGCCATGCCTCAGACGGGCCACCTCGCTGGACAACGATCAGTGACAAGTCCGGGCCTTCCCAGATCGACGTGAAGACACCTCGCATCCACTGGCCAACCACCGGCTCCACTGGCTTGCCCTGCACCGTCTCGCTCATCGTCGGCTCCTGTTGGTTGGTCACGTCGTCTCCCGGTTCGCCAGTTCAAGCAGCACGTCTGCATGGCACGCATCACCCGGCTTGCACCAGCACGCCAGATTCTTCCCCCTCAATTCCGGCAGTCGCTTCAGCAACAGCCTGAGAGGTGCAAGCGGCGGACTGCCGTTCGTCACCCAAAGCCGAAACTGCTCTGCCGTCGCAAACGGATTCCCGAACACGCCCGGCCGCGTCACGCACACCACCGGCAAGCCGTTCGGACTCACCAGCTTCGCACCCTTCGCTCGCGACCGCTGAAGTCGCACTGGCTTGATCTCGTTCACGTCGTCTCCAGTCACTCGAAACACTTCCCGGACCATGCCATCGTCTTGATCCGCTCCAGCCCCTTCGGCCACCTCGCGACGATGGCTTCGTTCACCCGCCGCCAGTCAGTCGGCCACGATGACCGCAACGCGAGTGCGTAGGTCTGCGCGATCTGCCGTTGCGTCAGCCCTTGGGCAATCTCGTTCTCAATCACCATTTCGACACACGCGATCTCAGTCACGAATCCGCCGTCCATCCCCGCCCCCTGGTTCGCCGTCATCGGTCGCCTCGCTTTCAAATGCGTGTGATGCGGTAGTTGGCACGGCCGGGAGCTATGAACAGCGGCCACCGCTTGCCGTCAGCGTCCACGCCGTAGCCCGGCGCACACTTGCGGACATAGAACCAACGCCCGCCGTCGGTGATGCGGTGCGTCCACACGTCCTCTTTCTCGACAAGCTCGCCGTCATCCTCCTCGGCAGACTCTTCCAGTGACGCCACAGCCGCCTTCAGGCTGCGAATCTCACGACACGCAATCAGCAGGTCTTTTCCGTTCGCCTTTCCACTGAGGATTACAGCGGTAATCAGCAGCCCAACGCACAGCATGAAAACGATCAGTTCCATTGCATCACCCTCCGGTAAGTGTTTGTCACCTCAGCCATCCCCCACCCCCTGTGCGGCGAACCGCGTTAGGTTTCCTGATTCACTCCACCGGCAGTGCGTCACTCAGCACGGAATCCCACCCGTGAGCCTTGCACCGCTCCAGCACCGTCCCGCAGGCGTCCTCGTTCCCACTGATCGCGTCCAGTGACGTGAAATCCCCGGCCGTCGCCCACCGCACCACGGCGTTCCTGTCGTTATCGTTCTGGCAACCAGCCTTACCGTTCAGGGCGGACGACAGGGCGCGGAATGTGGGGTTGTCGATGACCTTGCGGGCTTCCGGCTCGCTCCCGATGTCGTACTGTTCCTCGGCACACTGGAACCCACACAGCACGTCGGCGAACGCATCCCGCAGCGCCCACGCCCTTGCCCGAACGGCCAGCATTCGCTTGGGGTAGTTCTTCCAGATCGACTTGGACCACAGGTTGGCCGCCTTGGCGTCGGCAACGGAGAACGAACGCTCCACTTCCTGCCCCTCTCGTCCGACCCGGCAGACCGCAGTGAAGTCGTCCTTGTCGAACTCGCCACGGAACGTCTCTTGAATGAAGTCGCACTTCCCGCTCTTGCGGACCAGGGCCACGAGAGCATCACCCCACAGCGACGGCCGCTGGTTGATGACCGCAATCGAGTTCAGCGACTGCATGGGCGACAGTCCGATTTCCGCCCCGTACTGAATGGCGACGAACACCTGCTCCGATGTCTTGAACGCGGCGGGAGCCAGTCCAGACGCGACCACCGCACGCGAGAACCGCACGGCGTCCTCAAATGTGGCGAGCTGGACGCCGCGATCCGTCCGCTTGATCGTCGCCAGTGCGTTCGGCTTCGGTTCAGCCGGCGCTGCGGGCAAGTTCTCGGTAGTAGTCGCGGGCAGATTCGGGGATGTCGTATCCATTGGTTCCTTCCTCATAGTCAACGGGGTCGTGACTGGTGACGGGTTCAGAATGCTTTTCGCCGTATTCGATGCTCACCCAGTTCGGCGGAATCACCGGGGTCAACTGCTTTTGCTCCAGCAGGTCCGGCCATGCGTCCAACGGGTCATAGCCAAGTTCCATCGCCCGCATTCCGTAGCAGTAGCGGTAGAGAGCGATCTCGCAGAGCTTGTCGCCCATCCCAAGGGCTGCGTCAGACAGCGGCCGGACGTAGCACCAGTACGGAGCCTTTTTCTGAACAACGATGTGGCCGAACGCTGGCGGCGCGTCCCGGTATTCCGGGATGGACCTCACGCCCCGTTCGTACCATGCCGCCTGAACGTGATAGCCGAGCCGGAACACGGTGTTCTCCCAGCCCGATAATGCTGCGTCAGTCTTGAGGCAGTATCTTGACGACTCCGAGAACGGCCACAGGTCGATGGCGGCCTTGCACGGAACGAGCATCGAATGGGGTTCGTTGTCCGGGCCGACAAAATCCACTTCCTCGTGCCACAGGACAACCTGCTCCTCGTGACGTGGAAGTGACAGCAGCCGCCGGGCTTCCTTGTTTCGCATCACCCCTTCGCGCCACCAGCACAGTTCCATTTCTTCCTTGGCGGTGATGATCGCCTTGCCGGCGTTCTCTGCCATGAACTCCTGGTACGCCTTGGTCCGTTCATCCCGCCGCATGGTGGCGACGGCCCAGTTTTGTTTGCCCTCCAGAATCCATTCGTGCAACAGGTTGCCGAGAATGAAGTGGTTTCCGTCCGCGTCGTCGTCCTTGATCGGCGTGACGTGCTTCAAGCAATACGCCCGTGGCCCCTGTTCGGGGATTACAAGGTCTTTCAGGGACGTGGCCCGCAGCCGCTTGGTGTCGGCGTCGTACTCGTCCCGCTTCATTGCGGAGAGCTTGCCTTCAAGGGTTGTGATGGTGGCGTTCATTCGGCCGCCACCTCGTCGTAGCATCGCGGGGCATCGCCTTCCATTTGCTCGTACAGGTCGTCCGGCAGTCCCGCGTCAAGCAGGTATAGGATTCTCCGGGCCGCTCCGGCGGGGCTGTTGTCGGTGAGGCTCCACCCGGCACTGAAGCACCAGTCCCACGCCTCGCTCTCGTCGGCACTGATGAACACCCGGTGCCCGTAGTCCCACCAGTCTTGATCCCAATCCTTGGCCTCAACTCCGGCTGCCGGCCCCCACCCAACCGCGCAACCAATAGTCCCGCACTGGTGGACAGTGCATGACGAGTCCATGCCACTCTCGCCGGGGTTGTACGAGAACCGATCCATGTCGAACTGACTCTCCGGGACCGTCAGCAGTTTCGCCGCGAGCTTTCGCAGGTTTGCCACCCGGTCGGCACTCAGAATCTCTTTGTATGGCGTCATCCACGCACCCCTTTCCTGTAGTCCCGAACAAGTTCCATCGCCTCAGCGATTGACGACGCCAAGACGATCCCAATCAAGATGCCCCAACAGAGTCCCGTCAGCATGACTTGACCTCCCGTGGTTTCGCGGCGTCCATGACAGCGGCCCGCCGCATGGCCGCACTCAGGTAGCGTTCGTTCTCCAGTCGCTCCCAGAACAACCAGGGGAGGTCAGAGAACGGGTTCACTCGAACAACGTCCCCTGAACAGCCGGCCCCTCCGTGGGAGGCACATAAGCCGGCTGCGACTTCACCGCGTCCATGTACGCCTGCGGGTCTTTCAGCTTTTCCGCCGCCGACTTCCACAGGATCGTCACCTGTTCGACCGAGACGCCTAACTCGGCTGCCATGTCTCCCAAGTCGCCGTTGCACTGGAGCCATAACGCCACGTCCCTTTCGACCGCTGTTCCCTTGACGGACTCCAGCAACTCCCGCACGTCGTCCGTCGCTTGCTTCACGCTGTCCGTGCCGGCCCGAAAGTCGAATCCGTCCTGCCACGGGAACATGACCGGCAACTCCACCTCTCCCCGCTTCTCTGCCGCCCGCAGCTTCGTCGGTGCGGTGTCGGCGTCCCGTGCGGAGTCCACAATCGCCCCGTCCACATAGAGCTGCGCGAACGTCGTGAACCGGACCCCGGCGGATGGATCAAACTTGCCGAGCGCCTTCCACAGTCCGATCAGTCCGCATTGGGTCGCGTCCTCCCGGTCAAGGTTCTGGTTGCGGGAGATTGCCATCGACACCCTCCGCTGAACGTAGGGGCGGAAGTGCTGGATCAAGCGATCCATGTCCCTTGCGAGCCAGAGTGGTTCGGCCTGTGCGTCCAGTACGTCGTTTGATTCGTCGGCCATCCCTGCCGCCTTCCGGTTAGTCCCTGAGTACCAGCCATGCCCACGGTCCAAAGACCGCGAGAACGCAGGCGTGAGCGATGATGAGTTGGGTTGTGTTCATAGTGCCGGGGTGCCGAGTCGAACGGCCGCTAGCACAGGCACCCGCCTGACCCCAGCCTTGTGTCTCAAAGCGAGCGGGAGGAATGACCCCGCGTTTGGGTGATGAGCCCCTACGGGACTCCCATTCCTCCCGCCCTAAATGCCCCGCCGGACTCTCACCTCGCAGCGGGGCCACTGCTCGTATGTCATCACTTTCTTGTGTGTGCTGAATCCCTCCCCCTGGTTAAGACTCGGAACCCCTCGTCTGCCTCCCGGCGACACACCGGGCGGCGTGTTGTTTTCAGGCGGCGTCCTCATCCTCGAATGGGAGAGTCGGAGCTTCGTCGCGACTGTCCATTGAACGGAAGTCGATGGACTGGAGGGCGTCCGCCAGTTTCTCTTTTGTGTACTTCTGCTTTCGCGTCCCAACCCAATGCCCGATGACGTAGTCGTCTTTCCACGGGAAGAATTGCGGAGCGATCCCAGATTGCTGTGCCCACACGCCCGCGATGTGCGTGACCAGATCGGCACGCCACGAAGTGTGGACTTCCCACAGGTATGCGTTCGGCCGCACACCAGCCTCTCCGGTGTCACCCCACCGACGCCGAAGTTCCAGAATTGCCAAGATCAGGTCTTTCGTGTTTCCACACGCAAGACCGTTCTCCAGTGACATTGCGTCATAGCTTCCAATCATGCCGCCTCCGCTTTCGGTATGAACTCTTGGAGCAACTGGAATCGCTGCTCCGGTGACAGACTCATAAGTGCCCTTCGGACACTCTCCACCTTGTCGGGCGGCTCCGGCCGCTCGTACCCAATGGCTTCGTTGACATGCTTGCGGATCACCGCAGCCGTGATTTCCTTTGGCCCGCTGACAGAATCCACCACCTTCTGCCAGACATCAGCAGCCTGCCCGTCTGATTCGAGTCGAGCTAGTTCGCGGACCTGTCGTTCAGTCGCTGGCAAAATGCCGCCCACGGGCGTCATTTTCAGAGCCTCCACCATCCGGTACCCGGCGATGAAGCGGTCGCATTGAGACTTACTGAATGGCCACCGGTCACGGCAGTAGTCTTTGAACGTCGCGTGCGTCGCCCGGTACAGCCGCTTCGATGGCTGGCCACTATCCCTGATAGCGGCAAGAGCCTTTCCGATTTCAACAAACGATTCACGTCCGCGGCCGATGGCGTCCTCAATTGCAGCCTCACATTCACGGAGGGTGATGGACTCGTTTGAATCCAACCCATCAATGACTTCCAGGGTGTGGATTGTCAGGCGGCCACCCGGCGGGTCGTAGTTCATAATCAGCAGTTCGCGACCGCTCTTTTTCTTGCCCTCAGTGGTTCCCGCGTACTTCCACGAACCCTCCACGATGCGAAACTTCGGGTCTTCAAAAAGCACCCGCACGAAGTCGTCTTTGTCGGCGTCGTAGCTCACGCACACCTTGTGTTCACACCGCGACACAGCATTAGCAAACCTTCGGTGGTCTTGTGTCCCAAAACTGTGCTGGTAGAGCTGCGACGACGGCGTTAGGTTGCCGTTCACGACATATGGTGGGTCCAGGTAAATCCACACGTCGCGCCCCGGTGTAGACAGCACGTCCTCGTAATCGCCGCAGGTAATCTTTGCTCCCCGCAACGCGCGGGATGCCTGCTCAAGCCGGTTTGTGGCGGTGATGTTCCAGCCGTCTGGATTGCTGAAGTACAGCCGGGAAGGAATGTCGTAGTTGACACGGCCGCTCCCATGCACAGTGCGGTTCACGAAGTAGTACCGCAGAGCTTGGTCGCACTCAGTGTTAAGCTTCAGCTCGTCGAACTTCGCGGAAAGACGGGCGTTCTTTGGCTCTCCGCCACGCTCACCCTCCGGCGTCATTGGGTCGCACGGCTGTGGCGGTTGAATCTCGCGGCACGCCGCAATGAATTGCTCCGGCCGATCCCGCAAGGCGGTGTAAACTGCAATCAACCCCTCGTGCTTGTCGTTAAGCCAAACGGTCTCGAATCGCCTTGGCTTCTCGCACAGTCCTCCCTCCTCCCCGTCGTACAGTCCAAAGAACACGCCTCCACCGCCGACAAACGCCTCGCGGTATTCACGACAGCCAGCCGGGGCGTGGCTGATAATCCAGTTCTGAATCGCGGGCTTCGTCTTGCCGCCCGGATACCGAAAGATGCTTTTCACTGGTCACTCCCTTGACAGAGGCATCACACAGCACTTCCACGTCAAACCATCGACGCTGAATAGATTCGCCTTGGCGGCATCCACGCCCCAATGGACCCGTGCGTCCGGCTCCAGCTTCCCCAGGAACTCCCGCAGGAATCCCGGATCAAGCGTCACGCACGCATTCCCGTCGAACGCGACCGGCAGCCGTGCCACCAGTCCGCCCTTTTCTTCGGATGAACACTTGGCACACAACGTCTGGTCGCAGACCTCAAAGTCCACGCCCCGCGTTTCGGGAGCCGTGACCATCAACGATTGCGTCACCAGCCGCACAAGATCCCCGCAGCACAGCACGAGGTCGCACGCCGCCTTGCCCTTCGGGATGACCTGTGAATAGTCCGGGAACCGGCCCTCAACGAGCCGGGAGTAATACGACGAATCGACCCCGACGAACTCCACGTCATTCTTGCCGTAGTGAAACCGGAACGTGCCAGCCATGAGCGGGGCCGCCGACACGATGGCGTAGGACGGAACGACACCCTTCCATTCCAGTTCCGCGTCCACGTCGAACGTCTCGACAGCCAGACACCGGGAGTCGGTCGCCGCCAAGGCACACTGCCCGCCCTTGAAGTCCATCAGGACGCCGCCCAGTGCGTACCGTGTGCTTTCATCATCCGCGGCCCATGCCGTCCGGCGGACAGCCGGGGCGAACCTATGGGCCTCCAGTTCGATGGACTCAGCCGGCGTCGTCCAGCCGACGAACTCCTGCGGATCGCGAATGGGCGGCTTGAACGTCGCGGACTTGTCGGACAGAACCGCCCGTTCGCCATCCAGGTCAAGCGTCACGTCCTCCCCGGTCATCGACCGCAGGAACGCCGCCATCAAGGGGCCTTGCACCAGCACCGTCATGGGCGGCCCTTCGCAGGGACACGTCATGCGGATTCCGACTTCGCAGTCGGTCGCCGTGATGGTCGCCGTGCCGTTGGCGGCTTCGATCAGAACCCACTTCGTGAGTTCGCGGGGCGACCGCTTGGAAGCGATCTTGGCGGCCTTGTCCATGCAATCGGACAGCCGGGAGCGGTTAAACGTCAGCATCAGAAGTCTCCGTTCGTGGATGTGAAAGCCCGCCCGCATGGCGTGCCGTTTGGGTGGTTACTGGCAACTCCGCTCGTAAGCCCGTTCGATTCGCCGGTCGTTCTCGCGTTCCTCGTAGTCCTCAAGGCACTCGTTGGAACAGAACTCCAGTTCGCCCGTGTCGGCGTCGAGCGTGACGTGGCCTTCGACTCGTGCGGGGTTGGCGCACCACTGGCAGGGGTGTTCGTTCATCGAAATTCCTTTCAGGAAGATTGATCCTTGACCCGCGTCAGTCCGTCGTTACAAAAATGTGCGGGTGTTGTGTGCGACCGGATGAGCCTGGCGGTGCGTTCCGGTCGAATCGCGTCCTATGTCGCCACACAACCCGCGTGCTTCCTTGCGTGGCAGTCCGTGCCAACCCGCACCGCTTGAATCACTGCCGAGCGATCAACTCGTCGGCCAACTGGTCCCGCAGGTCGTCCAGCAATTCCTTGCCGGCCTGCACCCGCCCGTATTCCAGCGTTGAATGGAGGTTCGTTTGTGTGTTGTGCCGCCGCTCCCGGTAGATGACCGTGAGGCTTTCAATCTCAATCCGGCGATCCGTGTCCCACTTCGTGCCGCGGTCGGTGTCGATGGGTTCCGGCGTCTCAATCACCCGGTACGCCACCTCGCAATCGAGATTGCCGTCCACGGACCACGGCGACAGCCGGCGACGGCCCTTGGTCATCAACTCCCGGACTCCGTTCACGAACTCCGGGAACTGTGCTGTGCGGATCGGCCAGCGGTTGTCGTAGGTTTCGAGCTGGGCACAGAGAATCCCGGCCCCGTCGCCCACCAACTGAATGGAGAAGTCCGCCGTTTCGTTCCGAACTCGCGGAACTGGTTTGATTGCCGTCGTGAGCATCCCGACTCCCCAGTAAAGCCCCATGAAACGAAAAAACCCGTGGATAGCTGGCAGGCGTATCCACGGGCGGAGACAGGTTGAAAACCTGTGTGTGCGCGATGTGAAGTGCTGCCAGACACTTTGTTGTCAGTTGTCTGATCCACAACCGACAGACGAAATCTACGAACGCAGGAATCGCCCGTCAAGCGGATGTCGGACGAAATCCGGTGAGATTTTGAATTTCCCCCGGACAGTCGTTTTGATTGCCGGGATGAAACGAAAATTAAAAGGATCAGACGTGCCCACGACTGCTTCACCACGAGCCCGCAAGGTCATTGACGCCACGCCAGACAAGTTGCGGTTCGCCGTCGCCGAAGTGCAGAAGCATCTCGACGCCATTCTGGCTGCCGTCGCAGAAGCGGAGTCAGCCGGGCAAAAGGTCATCCCGTGTGAACCCCGTAGCTTGGACGCAGCCGCAGACAACTGCCTGACCGTGCGAGGGTCGGTTGAACGATCCGTCGCCAAGTTGCTGAAAAAGGGGTTCTGGTGATTCTCCCTGCGGTCGCCAGCGTCCCTGCCGGGTGGGTTATCGTTCCGGTTTCGGCGGTTCCTCGCGGGATAATGCTTCGATGAAGTCCCGCCCCAGAATGAACCGCCGGCCGCCAAGCCTGCGGGATGTGAAGTGCTTGTGGACTCGCTGGTAGCCCATGCCGGTGCGCCGGCAGAACTCTCTCACGGTGTACGCCGCGTCCCCGCGGATCTCGCCAGCGTTGTCGGTTGGTTTCTTCGGCATGATTGGTCCTCCCACAGAGAGGGGGCCTGCGACAGCCGGCGCACGAAAAAACCCGGCCGAACTTGCAGTTTCGCCGGGCAATGCAGGGGGAAGAAAATTGGAACTGCGACAGGGCTGCGACTTCAGAGTTCGTCGTGTCGCACTGCCCGCGGGTTGCGGACCTCCCATGCTTCGACGGCTCGCAGGCGCTCCATCACCCGGCGAGTCTCTGGCCAGCGGTACAGGGTTCGGGGTGTCACGCCAGCGGCCTTTGCCACCGCAGAGATGTTTCCCGTGCCCATTTCAACAAGCAGCCGGATCGCCTTCGTTTTCGGCGGCTCCCGGTGGTCCCCTGGTCCTCCCTTCGGATTCGTGGTGGTGTCCCAGCGGTCGTTGGACATCCGCTCCAGTGCGACCGCAATCCTCTCCAACGCGGCAACTACGTCCATTTCAAGCCCTCCGGTTGCCATTCAGTCGCCGCCTAATGCGGCAGTCCTGAACCTACGGTTTTCGACTCACACTCTTCAACGCACACGGTGTGCGGAATCTTCACAATCGGGGAAATCCCTGTCGCAATTTCCGTCCGTCGAACGGCCTATTCTGCGACAGCCCGCCCACGTCGCCGGCCAATCAAGAGGGCCGCGAATTCCCGCTCAAACGCCGCCCACCGCCAGCGGGGAAGCGTCCGCCAGTCCGTGTAGATCGAGCTTTTGGGGATGGTGTTCACATGTTCAGTATAGCACGCGATTCAGGGCCGATTCAATCGCGGGTTCCAACTCACACTTTTCGCAGAAGTGTGAGCGCGACGAGGCAGAAAAGACGCTTGAACTGAACACCCGCACAGCACTGACGATGCGCCGTTTCAACGATTGACGCGGGAGCGGGTCCGCAGAGACACTGGTAGCGGGTTTTCTAAACCGTCGGTCGGGGGTTCGAATCCCTCCGGGAGTATTGACTTACGACGATTGGCCGAAAGAGTGTGAGTCGGTTTCAACTCACACTTTCAGCCGTGGAATTGATCCCACGCCGCCTTGGCGTCTTCGACCGCAATGGATTCCGAGTAGTGCCGTTCGGTGGTCTGAATCGACGCATGGCCCATGATCGACTTCACCAGCCGCATATCCACGCCCCGGCGCTGCATCTCCTGTGAGCAGCACCGCCGCAAATCGTGAGCGGTCGGCCGCGTCTCTTTCCCGGAATCATCCTTGCCCGTGATGATGCCCGTCTGACGCCCGATCTTTCCGATGACCTTCCCCACCCAGAACGGATCGCGGCCCTTCGCAGTGGACCGGCTGGCCTTGGGATTGCACACGAACCCCTTCCGCTTGCTCACGGGGATGGCCCGGAGCAGTGCATCCGCCTGCGGGGATAATGCCCGGTCCTCCGCGATCTTGTTCTTTTGGAGCCTCGCGGGAATCTGCAGGATGCCGCGTTCATGGTTCAGATTGGGGATGATCCAATCGGGGTCGCTCCAGTGCAGCCGCATCACCTCGCGGATGCGTAGCCCGGTCGCCCACAGCACCATGATCGTCCACCGCCATGACGCCGCCCGCGGTGGTCCCACGACGTTGACGGTCTCCTCGATTAGCCGCATCACTTCCCATCCACTCAGAGGACGCCCCCGCATCTTGCGGACCTTGGCGGTACTGATGCCCTTCACTCGCGGGACCGCCGGCAACCAGCCTTGTTCCTCAGCCCATCGCAGGGCGGCACAGTACGCCGCGAACCTGGATTTCGCCCCGCTCCGGCTCCGCTTGACCACCTTGCCCTTGACCCGTTTCTTGAGCAGGGATTCCCGAACCTGCAACATCGCCTCGCGGGTCGCCGCTTCCCCCAGCGTCTTGGGTCGCAAAACTTCCTCAACCAGCCGCAACCGGGACAGGGCGGCATCCTTGGTCGACGACTCCAGTTCGTCCAGATAATCCCCGTAGGCGTCCACGAAGTCCGCCCACTCCATGCCGGGGCCAGCCACCCGCTTGGACACACTAACCGGCATTCCGAGAACAAGTTCCGCCTCAGCCTTCCGGCGGGCCTGCTCAATCGCGGCCGGATCATGCGACTTGAGCGACTTGCGACACAGCTTGCCCGCCGAATCCCGCCAGACCAACTGCGGATTCCGCCCGGACGGTCTCTGGACCGTCACCAACTGCTTTCCCACCAGAACCTCCCGCCAGGGACGGCGGAAGATAGCACACGCCACGGCGTCCTAGAATCGCGTAGGACGCATCGACTTGCGTGGACGCCCGTACAGTGCCGTCGGCGGTCGAAATGCGTTCTACGCAATCCTCGTGCGTCAGGCGGCGTTCTGTGACGGTGCGGCGAAGTCGCCCGGTTCCGTGCCGTTGAAAATCCGCAGCCCTTCGATGGACAGGACGGGCCGGCTGGTCAGGCGGGCGATTTCCTGCGACTGCTTGAAGGAGGATTCCACGAAGCCCCGGAATTCGGCATTCTCGCGGTAGACCTCGGCTTTGTATCGGGCGTGCCCGTAGCGTTCCCGGTCCCGTTCTGAGTTGCCGGGGAACATTTCCAGACGGGCGTATTCGATCCCGTGGGATTTCAACCACGCCTCAGTTTGCGGGCGGTACTTCTCCAGCCGGGCGGTGACGATGGCTCCCACCCGGTAGCAGGGCTTGTAGAGCGGCCGGGCGTTTTCGAGGTGGTTCAGGTATCCGGGCAGGTGGTCGCCGATGTCCGGTTTCCCCCAGTCCTCGCACAGCACGCCGTCAAGGTCGATCATGTACCGCTTGACCAGGCAGTCGCGCAGCATGTTCCACTCAAATGTGTGGCAGAACGTGGGCAGGTGTCGTCCGGCGTAGTCGACGTGGCCCCGGCCCTTGTCGCCGTAGTAGAGAGCGCCCCACAGGACATCCGAGCAGCCCCGGACGTGGTTCAGGAATTGTTTGGACTGAGTGATTGTTCGCCCGGTCCAGCAGGTATCGTCGACCACGAGGATTTTCCCTTCGCGGGCGGGAATGTTCCGGCGATGGGGTTTCGTCCACGGCTCACGGGACTGGCAGAGTTCTTCCCATTCCACGAGGTGAATATGCCGGAACTCCGCGAGCATGGTGGCGATGATGGTTCCCGACCGGGGGAGACCGCAGACGGCGGCGACTTCCGGCAGGTGGCGGGACCACTCGCGAACATCGGCAGCGGCGTCGGCGTAGGTGCGGAAAATCATTGCTCGGAGTCCCAATAGCCATAGCACAGGAAGCAGGCGGACCCCTTCAGGAACACGCCCGTGAAGTGCATGCCCAGCACAATTGGCGACACGAACGTCCGCCAGAAATTCGCCAGCCCGCCTTGCCGAAAGAGGCCGGCGTAGAACGCAATTGCCCCGGCACGAAAGTGTCGATCCCACGGCCTGAATGATCGCGATTCGGCAACGCCGCACATTGCGCCGCACAACGCCATCGCGAAGACTGCCCACCCGACAACTGCGTAAATCCAAATCACAGACTGAACCCCCGCTGAGTCAGGACAACCAGAAGTCACGCCGGAGGATTCCGCCGTAGGTGATGCAGTGCATGAAGAACAGCACCATCGCCAGCAGTAACCACAGTGCAATCGTCGTCGCCGCCATCAACACCCGCTGTCTGGTGGTGGCGGTGGTCCACCTCACCCATGCGGCAAGCGGGGGCCACAGCAGCCAGATTGCAAAGAACGCGATAAACGCGATTGATCCACTCACAGTTGCACCCTCACGAACCGGGTTCCCTTGATTGCCTCGCACTTGCCGCCGAACCGTTCATCGAACGCCCGGACCACGCCGGGATTCTTCGCTGTGTAATCGTGCCCGATGACCAGCCCGCCCGGCTTCATCTTGGGGAGCCATGCGTCAAGGTCGCGGCGAACGGAGTCGTATTCGTGAGCGGCGTCGACCACGAGTACGTCGACTGGGGACACCAGCCCGCCCGCATACGAGGCAGAGTCGCCGATAAGGTAGGTTGTTGCCGTCCCCGCCAGCCGCTCGATGGCGTTTACGGTCGCGTCCAGCAGGTCCAGTTGCCAGTCGCGGTCGCCGTGCGGGGCGCACTGATTGGAACCCTCTTGGATTGGCAGGGAGCCTTGGCAGATGTCGATGCCGCACACGGCGGCTCGCTCCGGCATTCCGCAGGCGGCTGCCCACAGTCCGCGACCACACCACGAACCCAGTTCCACCCAATAGGCGGCAGGCTTCAGTGTCGAGGCGACTTCGTACAGGAACACCGCTTCCCTTGCGGTGAGCATGGATTCAGTGGGGATGAGGTGCAGCCCCCGCAGCATCACGTCACGCGGAACCATTCAGCACCTCCGTAGCGTCCTCGCCAATCCAGTCCCGCAGAACAGACCCATCCGTGTCGGCAATCCACTTGCCGTTGTCCTTGGGGCGATGACCGACCCCGATTCCGCTCCGTCCGGGCTGACCCTTCAGTCCCACCGCGTGCTGCGACGGCACCAGGGACTTCGGCACGTCCAGTTCCCAAATCCGCTTGTCCAGAAACGTCGTCCCCTCCACCAGCGGGAGAATCTGCGGGACCAGTTCACCCCGGAACACCGTCTGGCACAGGGATGCGTGGTTCGCGTTCCCCATCTCGCGATACTTACGTTCGGCGACGTGGTAATACTTCGCGTGTGACTCCCCCGCGAGGGCGCTGGTGAGCAGCTTGGGGATCATGTTCGCGAGGTAGTGCGGGGAGTACCAATCGTCGTCTTCGATGACCGCCACCGCCTTGGATGACTTGGCACAGTGCAGACCCACGTTGTAGTTGGCGATGAATGAGTCTTTGGCGAGTTTGCCGGGGTCCATGCGGACGTGGGCTTGCCCCAATGTGCATTTCGTGGGTTCGTGTCCGTCGTCAATGACGATCCACTTGGACCACATGAGGGTTTGCCGGGCCATCCACTTTTCGAGGCGGGCAAAGCATTCCGGCCGGTCGCCGGTGCAGGTGAGCAGGGTAATCATTTCGTCGGAACCGCCTTGACCTTGATTGCGACCGGGATTTCGAGTTGGGTTGCGTCGTCCAGCCGGTCGAGGGCCGACTGCATCCGATTGGCGACTTCATTGAACTCAACCGCCACCCTGCCAGCACTGGCGAGAGCGTCACGCAGCTCCGCGAAACGATCCTCGCCTTCCTTGGCAACAGCGTGTGACGCCTTCGGCTTTTTCTTTGTCATCACGTCGTCTCCCGGATGGTGTCGTCTACCACGTCAACGCCAGCGGTCTTCTCGCGGGTGTAGACTTCCGCGAACCGGCATTCCGACAGGAACATCAGGCGATGCCGCTTCTGTTGCGGGATGACCAGCGTCTCCCCGGACTTGAGAATCTGCAGTTCTTTGGAGTCGGACAGGACGACGGCAATGGTCCCCGACAGCACATGCAGTTGCGTCGTGTGCTTGGCGTGTCGATGCAGTGAGGTCATGCCGCCGCCCGCGTTCGCGTGAGCCAGCCACACTTCCTCAGTCGGTGCGAACACCGAACGAATCTGCCAGCCCCACGGCTTCGCCGTCGCCCCGTCAGTCGCTTGCATGTCATTTCGCCCAGTAGTGCCCGTAGAGCGTTTCCACGGGCTTGACCGATTGCAGGGCGTCCCGGACAGCATCCTCCAGCGGAACCCGCTCGAATGCCTCCAGACTCCCGCCGGGGGTGCAGTTCACAACCCGGATTCCCCCCGCCTCCAGCACAGGACGCAGCGCCACAAACTTGCGGTGCATGACGCTGTAAAGACGGTTATTCGATTCACACTTCCGAACGTCCGCCTGATCCCTGAATCCGTAGGGGTTATCGGGCGTCATCAGAAAATCGCAGCCCACAAGGCCAATCGTGGTGAACCCCATGTCCACCAGAATCCGCAACGCCGTCAGCATCGTCGAACGCTTGTTGAATCCCGGTTCACTCACAGCCCATCGGGGTCTCTCAGACGTGAAGAATTCCGCCGGGTCAAACTCCACTGAACCGTCCCGCTCAAACCCCCAGACGTTGGGATACTCGCGGGCGTTCTTTTGCTTCTCAAAGATCGGTTCGCCGTTCCCCTTCAGCCCCACAATCTCGCGGGTGTGCTTGTCCAGCATGTCACTCTTGACGAAACAGGCAATCGCCGGGTCCGCGAAGATGGATTGATGGAACTTGGATGGCGGGTCCGACATGAACGCCAGCATCGGCCGCACCATCGCCGCCGCATTATTGATCGCCGCCGTCGCAATCCCCCGCTGTGCCAATAGGGACAAGTCCGTCCTTGCCAGCGACGGACCCCCGCAGACCAGAAATGCCGTCTGACCCCGGAACCGATTCGCCCACACTTCCCCGCAGTGCCGCCCCTCGGCTGTCGTGATGTACCCGATCTTCCGCGAGACCTTTGGTGTCACAGGCTCGGTTGCCTTCGTCGGCAAGGTCTCCAGCCGGTCATCACACCCGATGCAGAACTCGACCTGTTTGCCGTCCCGCGAGTCGTGAGCCTTGGGGGCCGCCAAGACCGTGCATTCCCGCCGCTTCAAATGACACCAGTGAACCTGATGTTTCTGACCCCCGTCGCAGGGCGTGCACTGGTGAATCCGTGAGTAGTCCGGCGACCGATGCAGGCATAAAAAGTCCTGAACCCCGTAGGATGCGATTCCGGGGGCCTGCAGTGCCTCACGGAAGCGTCGGCGGAACTGCGGGGCCTTCGATGGGGATTGCGACTGCAACGCATTTAACGCGATCCTGGCGACCGTGGCGTTAGGCTTGTCGAACGTCGGCTCCGGTTCCACCTTGCACGCGGCACAGTCGGTCGAATCGACCGGCGTGTGATTGGACGGCAGGGACGCCAGTTGCGCCGCCATCTGGCAGCGGCCCTTGGACAGATAGGGGCAGGTTTGACACCAGCTCACGTCGACGACTCCGGCGCGGTCCACGCGGGGTCAACGCCCGGCTCCCCGTAGGGTTGAGGGATAGGCGGGGCCATTTCCCAGAGACGATCCACGGTGTTCTTGATCTCCAGAAGATGCTGCAACAGTTCTTCCTCGCTGGCGTCCGCGTTATCAGGGAGTGCCTGAATGTTCATGTCGACGATTCCTCCACCCAATCGGGATCAACCGGCGGTTCCCCGATATGATCCTGCGGGGTCTGCACCATGCGTTCGCGGAGACGTTGGGTGTCCACGGACGCTTTCAGAACCCACTGGCGAATATCGTTCAGGTCGAAGTCGCGGGCGTGCATGTCAGGTACAGGTGACGTTGACGGTGGCGGGCCATGTTGAGCAAAGGGTTCCAGCCCCAAGGTCAAACTGCGTCACTCCGGGAATGGCGATGTCGCACTTGTCGGCGACGTAGCCCATCGACTGACCGCCAAGGCTGGACACCTGAAACGAGATGCCCACCGTGGAACCAATGCCGACAGACAGCCTCGCGGAATAGGTCGTCATGCCGCTCACAAACGTCCCTTCCCAGAGCGAGCCGTTGTGGACGAGGGTCCACGCTCGATTGAAGTTGGAACATCCCGATCCGGTGACGCCCGAAATCGTCAGTGTGAACTCGCGGGACAGGTCGAAGAACGTCACCGGGTCTTCACCATCACAGGACGACGTAGACGAACTGGACGATGACGACGAACTGCTTGACGACGACGAACTCAGGGCAAGGAAATCAAAGTTGGCCCCCGGCGACTCGCCAAAGATGGGAGCCAGCGGCCAGCGGTTCTTGAGCCGTTCAATATCCACGTCCAGTTGCAGCATCAATTGCTGCATGAACCGGCGGCGTTCAGCCTTGGACTCCGGTAGGAAGGCGTGCATTACTGCAGTCCCCCCATCGAATCGACCCACTCGGAACCCGACCTGACGGTGACGTGCATCCGCTGTCGCAGGTGAGACAGCCCCGCCAGTTCCGTCCTCTCGCGGGCGTAGCTGAACGCCACGTTCGTGTAGAAGTAGAACTGCTGAGACGCCTGCCGGATCTGCAGCCGCCGCTTGGACTGTTCCGGGTCGATCCCCAAGAGTTCCAGCTGGTCGGACGAGAACTGCAGGGTCGTGGTGAATTCTTCCGGGTCAATCTCACAGTCGGTCAGAATCGCGTTGATCGCTTCCCAGCCCGTCGTCAGCGGGTCGCCGTCGTCATCCTTGGCGGCAAGGTTGATTCGCTGATTGAGTCGCAGGAAGTCGTAGTGTAGACCTTCCAGAACAATCGTCCCGGCGTAGGTCAAATCCTTGCGGTAGCGGTGAATCTGCCGGGCCATCTGCCCGAACCGCTGCAGCCGGCGGGGAGTGGTGACAACCAGCCCGTAGGACTTCCCGACCGCAAGGGCTTCATCGTAACATTTGATCTCATTCTCGATCCCCGCGACGGTGTGGATCGTCCCTTCGTAGCCGGTTTCGGGATATCTGACCGTGAGGGGGACCGTCAGCCGGGGATAGACAAACTTGAACCCAATCGGCTCATCCACCCGGTTGCCGGAACCCGGGCCTTTGTACCGGGCGATGCAGACGTTCCCGAAATCAATGGTCCCGTTGCGGAAGTCGCAGCGCCAGCCCGTCAGGGTCTTCCAGTTCCCGGAACCCCACGCAGCGTCCGCGTACCGCACCTGAAACGACGGCGACCACGTTTGCGTCAGGGAGGTCATTAGTTCCCCCTGCAGCGTCCCGGAGGAATTGGTCCACAGCGTCGATGGGCCGGGGATGTAGACCTGATACGGACCCTTCCGGGCGATGCGGGTGAACGCTGGGTCGATGATGCGGAACTTGTTGTAGCAGGTGTATTCGTTCGGAGCCTCGCCTTCCGTGGTCGTCCCGTAGGGTTCCAGTGTGTTGGACCCGCCGCCGTCTTCCCATTCCGCCTCAGCCCATTCCAGACCTTCCGGCCCGTAGAACTTCACCGCCCCATATCGCCCCTCAGAGCTGCGGTGCATCTCCATCGACAGCACCATGCCACTGGCGTTGTCGGGGTCATTGACGGTGATGGTCTGGGCATCCGACGCCTTCACGTCGATAAACCGCCAGATTCGTTCTCCCGGCTGCCAAATCAGCTTTGTCGCCGGGTCGTATTGAGACAGCACCCGTTGCACGAACGCCCGGATCGTCTCCGATTGCGTGACCACCTTTTCCTGCGGCTTGAAATCCAAGCCCCCTTCCCAGTCCGAGACCGAATCCGAATCCGAGTCGCTGGAACCCTGCTCACCCAGTTCCGAGACCAGATAGGGGAGATTCCCGACCGACGGCGCACACCCCAACGCATACAGGGCGGGCTGTGCATCCAGTAGAACCTGCGCGAAGATTTGTCCCAGTGTCGCGTTCTGCAGGAGCGACAGGGCGTAGTCATCATCGTTGTCATTGGTGACATTGAAGACAGCGCGGGGATAGCCTTCCGGGTCCGGGTAGGGATCGCCGCTGGAGTCCACCAGCCACGCGGTGTTCATCACGACGATAGATTGCTTGGACGCCCGGTAGGTCGGGTCATAGGCGACCACCTGGACAGTATTCGTCCCCTCGCCAATGTCGACTTCCTCAACCCAGCCTTCAAAGAACGGATTTGTATCGTCCTGCGAGGATGATTCGTAGTCGTGTTCCGTGTCCCATGCGATCAGGTAGTCGGTCAGGTTGAACGGCAGCGTGTGATTCGCCGCCGTGACCTTGAACTCCAGCCGCATCGGATGCGAGTAGCTGGCGGATGGTTTCAGGTCGTGAATGCCAAGGGCTTCCACGTCCACCAGCGACCCGGCGGAATTGGGATCGGTGCGAACTTCAATGAGGATCACGGGCGGGCTCCGTTCGACTGGCTGCGACGGCGTTGGTTCTGCCCGGCGACCGCCTGAACCTGTTGCATCATCAGTTGCACGTCCGCCTGTAATTTCGCCACGTCAGCCGAGTTCTTCGCGAACTCCTGGGTCATCGTCCCCACCACGTCAGCCGTCATGGTCGAGACCTTCGTGTTCTGCTGCAGGCTGTTCGCCATCATTTCCGCGTTGCGGTTGCCCGCCTGCTGAATCTGTTCCGGCGAATAGGATTGGTAGCCCCCACGAGCCTGCAGGACTGCCCGGCGGTTGGCTTCGCGGCGGGCCTGATCGACCATTCGCTGCTGTTCCCGCGACAACTCGTCTTCCGGGGACATCCCGCCCGCAGAGCGAATCTGTGCTTCTGTGGTCGCCGCGGCGTCATCCGCCAGCCGCTTGATGAGGGCTTCCGGGGTCCGGGCCTTGTCCTGAATGTCTTTCGCGAGACCTTGCACACCGGGGTCATTGCGGGCCGCGTCTTCAATGGCTTTCAGTTGCCGCTGGTATTCGGCGAACATTTGCAGCAAGGCCCGCAGGTGAGCTTTTTCCGCAGCCTCAGCCTCGCGGCGTTCGCGTTCCGCCGCCGCCTTCATGTCGTCCATCATCTGACGCTTGAAGTCGTCGTTTTCCTTGGCGGCACGGGCCTTGTCTTCCTCCGCTTCCTCGGCAGCCCGGACTTCCTCGCGGATCGCGTCTTTCGCAGCCTGTTCGTTCTCTTTGACGATCTGCTTTCGACGTGACTCCAGCGTGTTCAGTTTTTCCGCAGCCACCTGAATGGCACGAGCGTCCGCCAGCCCGGTCTGGGTTTTCTTGACGATGGCCTCGCGTTCCTCATTGATGCGGGCCGTGATCTCCTCAATCGACTTGATCTCGCGAGCCTGTTCCTGCAGGCGGTCCACCCGTGCCCGCCGGTCGAAGTCGTCCAGCATCTTGGATACGTCGCCCATCTGCTTGCGGGCGGCGTTCAGTTCCAGTTGCTTGTCGACCGCCTCATCCACGCCGGCCGTGAAATGCCCGATGGTCAGGATGGTCGTACTGATCTCTTTTGAGATGTCCGTGAACAACTGGGCGTAGTTACGGAACCCCTGTGTGGTCGCCAGCCGTTGCTGCAGGTCGTCAACGGCCGTGCCGATGCTGCCGAACGCCGTCACCAGCCTTTGGGCATCCAGGTTGCCGTTGTCCGCTGCCGTCTTGACGACCGACTGAAACCCCTTCCATGCGGCCTGTGCGGCTCCAATGGCGGCCACCACGCCGCCAATCGCCAGTGCCGCCTTGCCGAACCCGGCGGTTGATGCGGCCCCCATGCTGGACGCGGCGTTGCCGAGAGCGTCAATCCGGCCGCCCAAGAGTTGGGATTGCGATAACAGTTCGCGGATGGACGCCATGCCGTCGTCGGTGGACGCGGCGGCTCCTGCGGGGCCAGCCCCCTGCGCCTTTTTGGACGCGGCGACGACTTCCTCAATCCCCTTGACGATCTCTTTCAGGGCCGCCTTAGCCTGTTGGTGGGCGACTTCGACCTGTACCTTAGTCGCCATCCTTGGCGGTTCTTTCCATGCCAGAGTTCAACGTGTTTTTCCAGCGGTCACTACGCGCGACCGTTGCAATTCTTATCGCTCCAATTCGGAAACGATGTCCTGAACCCAATCCTGCACCACCCGGTCAATCGCCGTCGCCCACGTCGGGGGCATCGCATTCGGCATCAATGGCCGTGCGGGTTGTCGTTCAGTACCCTCATCAAACCACGGGGCATACTCACGGCCATAACCCACCGTGACCGTCGCCCCCTGAACCTCAAAGATGTTGTCGCCCTTGCTGTCCCCGGCCTTGTAGCCCGGAATCACGGTGTTTCGCATCAGCCCCGTGTCGACGCCAATCTGTGACTTCGCAGGCTTGGACTCCACGGAAATCTTCGTCTCCAGCGTCTTGATGCGGTCAAACAGCTTGTCCCGCTTCTGTTTGGTCGTGGCGGCTCGCAGTTCCCCCTTGGCCTTTTTCAACTGGCCCTTGAGTTTGCGAACCTTGTTCATCTTGGTTTTGGTGTCGCGTTCCTTTCCCGCCTTCCGCCTCTCGGTTGACTCCGCCAGCGGCTTCCACTGGACGCCATCATCACCGATCCCGCCGCGGGACTTCTTTTCAAACGACAACCGCTGCCGGGAGAGAACGGTGGTTCCGATCTCCTGCAGAAGCGCCGCCTGCTTGCGGTCAAAGTCGGCAATGACCTTGTTGACCGCCGCGGGCAGGGTCGTATTGAGCGTGATTTTGAGCATGAAAAAACCCGCCCCATTTCGGGAGCGGGTCAAGGGCTTGGGGGCCTGCGCGTCGTGAGGCGGACGCTACGCCGTCGTTAAACCGTGTCCCACACCAGCGAGATGTCCGCGGACGCTGAATCCGGCTTCAGAATCTCAAAGTTCAGCGTGGTCCGCGTGTAGTCCTCAAGTGCGTGGGCATCTTCCGGCATCACCAACTGACACCGGGGCATCGAAATCACCAGCCGGGCGTAGTCGTCCGAAGCGGTCCCGTTGTGCAGGCCCAACAGCGTCAGTGTCAGGTCATATTCCGCGTCAGGATCGCCGTTGATGAACAGCCGCTCGGCTTCGTCGTAGGTGTCTGAGTTCTTCAGGATGACCGTCTGAAACGACGTGTTCCGGGTGGTCCGCTTCAGGTGCCGGGGCGACCGCGAGCCGACGTAGGCCGGACGCAGGTTGTTATTCCGCACCAACTGAAACGACTGCATCTCGATTTCCACGCCGTCCGACGAATCGGCAACCGACAGCGTGACATCCGGGAACTCAAACTCCGTCAGTTTCTCAAGATCGTTCGGGACCGTCTGGGCAGTCTCCACCGAGACTTCGGTCTTGCCCATGACATCCGCCGTCCACAGCACCGAGTCGTCATCCTCGGTTCCCGTGAGCGTGAACGTGTTGATCCGCAGCCCGTTGTGCTGCTTGTTCGACAGGTCCGGTCCCTGGGCATCCTCAACTCCAAACGACGGCAGGTCGTTTGACGCGGGATTGCCGAAGGCTTTGGTGATGATCCATTCGGCCAGCGAGGTCGTGATCGTCGCCGGGTAGTAGCCGTGCAATGCACCGGCCATGTTCCCCTGCGGCATACCGGAAGTCGTCTTGCCGTGCTTGACGCCGAACTGCCCGAAATAGGGGCGGTTGGAACGCCGCTTCCGGTTCAGGCGGACGCCGTACTCCGTGAGAGGCAGGTAGACGTAATCTGGCGAACCGGGCTTGGTTCCCCACGTCGATTCGTCCCAGCCCGTGAGGTGACGATTGCCGCCGACGAGGATGTTGTCCGTACTCGAAAGGGGCATCGGTTATTCCGTGAGGGGTGAGGATTTCAGGAACAGGGTCAGGCCGCCGGTGAGTTGCAGCACCTTGGCGCGGGCTTCGTCCTGCGAAGTCGTGGGAGCGAACCGGGCCGTCGTGATCCGGGCGGCTTCAACCCGTGGGTATTTGCCGGTGGCCCGCTTCACGAATGGCACTGAGTCATCCGCGGCGTGAGACTGAAACGCCGCCTTGATGACATCCTGCCACAAGGCTTCGATCTCGTCGGCGTAGGGGTTGTTCGTCCAAATGGCGACGGAAACGGTGTACTCAAACTCCGCTGTCTTGTTCGTCAGCCACCCGAATGGAACCGTGGTCCCGAACAGGGCGATGGCCGGGCACTCGATGGGAGAAGTCGGAGCCTCCCGCCACGGTTTCGGGTGCGCCCCGTACTGCTGGGCGTCCTTTTCGTAGGCGAACTTGCTCTTGAACTTCCCCTTGAGGTCCGGCCAGTGGTTAATGGCGTCCCACAGGGCACGTCGTCCAGCGGCGAGACAGTTGGACATTGGCGACCTGGATCGGGTAAGTCCCTTGCTGGCCGTTCCGCAAGGTTTCGTTGTAGTTCAGTCCGGGAATCGTCAGCGTGCCCTCACGGGCCTGCTCCAGCTTGTCGATGGCGTTGTCGTAGGCGAGTTGCAGAGGTGGGGTTGGTTCCCGGCCTCCCAGCGTCACCAGCCGCCAAGCGGCGATGTCCACACAGCGGTCTTTCACCCAGTCATTGGCCGGCCGGGGATTGACCGTGACCCACGGGGCCAGGGCTTCGTCGCACAGGGAGTTGGCGTACTCAATCGCTTCCTCCCCGTACTGAGACTCCGCGGTGTCCGCGTAGGTGTCCGGGGCGTCCACGTCCTGCGCCCACGTCATCCCGTCAGTGGACAGCCGCTTTCGCAGTTGTTCGACGGTCGCGTAGGTGTTGGATGCGGAATAGGACATCAGGAACCCGAAGGAATTGGCAACCGGCAGGACTCGAACCTGCGACCCACGGCTCTACCACTGAGCTACGACTGCCATGAAAGACCGCCGGGGGGATTTGTGGTCAGCCCCCGGCGGCGTCAGCATCAACCAAACACCACGTCCGCCTGCCAGATTGCGTTCGGCTCGGCGACCACCCATCCGTAGTGGCTGCCGTAGAACGTACTCAGGCGGACAGGGTTGTCCTGCAACTTCGCGTAGGCGTAATCGCCGTAGACCTTCGCGAGCGAATTGACCTTTTCTTCCAGCGACGGACCCACGTTAATGTCGGTCGGGACAAGTTCCAGACCGCTCAGGTTCCGCAGCCAGTTCGTGTTGTTCTCCGGGACCATGATGACCATGTCGTCCGGGATGTACTTGCGGGTGGTTCCGCTGGGATCTTCGTAAGTCCCGTCGACGAACCACCACTTCATCCCGAACAGCCCTTCGACGAACTCACCCTGCAGCAGCTTTTCCGAAGTCATCGGGGAAGCCGCGGCCAGCGTGGCGAACTTGGTCATCGCCCGGATGCGCTGTTTGATCTTGCTGTTCGCAATCACAAGGTCCGGGGGCGGGGCATTCTCGGCCCGTGCCTGTTCCTTGATGTTCTCGAACTGCTTTTCCGGGTCCGCGGCGCTGCTGGCCCACGTCACGTCGATCAGGCCGTTCAACTGACCCTGGTGGGTCGATGCGATCTCGAAATCGAGCGTCACATCGTCGCCGCTATTGGACTCCACGATCTCGCCGTTCGTGTCCACAATCACCTCGCCGGTGACGAGGAACTTGGCCATCGCGAGGTTCTTCTGAATCTCGTGACGCCGGACGAACTGGTCGAGCTGATCGCGGATTTCGCCGGAAGCGATTTCGTTGATGACCTCGCTGGACGGCTCCCGCAGGCCCTGAAAGACCTGGGTGGACATCTGCAGTTCGTTGAACGTGTGGAACATCGCCCCCTGACGCTTGCTCTTGCCCTGCAGGGACAGGACGCGGGCAGGCGCACCACGGGTGTTGAACGGGGCCGCCTTGTTCTGGGCGGGAGTCACCAGAAGCGAGGCGTCGTCCGTCCGGGCGGGCCGGGGGTTTCGATAGAACTTGTCGAAGAGGGGCTTCCCCACCTCGGCAGCCGCTTCCTGGTAGGCTTCCAGAAGCGTTTCGTGATGCAACAGGGCTTTCAGATTGGCCATCTTGGAGAGCCGTCCTTGGCAGGGTCAGAGAGAGGAGAAATGTCCCGGATTCAGAACGCCGGGCGCGGGGATCAGACCTGCACGCCGTTCGTGTAGAACTGCAGGTGCGAGAGGTAGTTGGTCACGCCGGACGCCCGGCACGAATCGAGGTCGCCAAGCAACGCCGCGGTGTTGATCTTGGCGTTCGAGGTCACAATGCGGCCGGCAGCCCGGTCCACGTTGGCGCGGGTGTTCACGTCGTACAGGTCGACGTGTTCGTCCAGCACGCCACGGCAGGTTTCCGCACCGGCAAGGGCACCGGATGCGATCACTACCGCGTTGTCGGCGGCGTCCACGGCATCCGAGTCGACGGTGATTTCGTCGTTGTCGTAGTCGACGGCGGTGATCGTCAGGCCGGAGGTGGCCCCGATGGTGATGGTGTCGCCCACCTTGAAGGCTCGGGCGTCGTCCACGACGATGGATTCCGAACTGGAAACCGCACCGTTGACGCGGGTTCGCTTGCACGGAACCCACAGCTTGGACGTGGTGATCTGTGCCATCAGGGTTCCCTGACGGAGTTCACCTGTGTAATTGCCGTTCTTGCCGTCGATGGCGTAGGTGGCATCGACGACGCCGCGGTCGAAGCCGGGATTCCCCAGCTCCATCGAGACGTAAATGTTGATCGGTTCGTAAGAGCGAACCAAGCCTGATCCGGGAAGTGGATTCACTGCGGGCGTCCTTGCTCAGCAAGAGAGGTGTGGGGGAGAATCACGACTTGGGCTTGAGACCCAGGGCGGCCTTGGCGGCGGTGCGATCGGCTTCCGAGATACCGACTTCCGGTTCCTTGGAAGTCACAACGCCGCCGATCTGCGAGCCAAGAACGAGCTTGTGGCTGGTGGCGAACGAGTTCAGGGTGGCGAACGCACTGGGGGAGTAGTTCAGCTCCGCCCCCAGCGTGACCAGCGTGGGCTTCATCGCAGCCGGGAGGCCGGCGGCAAGGCAGGCTTCAAGGTGCGATTCAAAGTCTGTCTTGGACTTGTTCGCCTTTTCGGTTTCGAGCGATTCCAGCTTGGCGGTCAGGTTGGCGACCGTGGCGCTGAGGGTGGCGAGTTCGGCTGCGGAGACGGTGGCGGTCATCGTGACCGGCTCTTTCTCCACAACGGGGGCTTCCTTGGTTTTGTCAGCGGCGTCAGCCATCGGGTCTTCGTCCTTTTTGGTTTGACCAGTCCAAGCGTCGACGATGGCTGGAACCACGTCGTTAAAGTTGGCTTCGGTGAGAGATTCCGGGAGACCGGGGAAGCCCGCCGCCTTGGCGAGCTTGTTCATGGATTCAACAACCACGTCGTAGGTCATGGGGCCGCCAATCGGGGCTGAGAGTTCGATGAACGGGTCTTGACCGGGGACAGCGGCGTGGGTGACGACAGCGACGTGCAAGAGGCAGATTCCGTCCCACTTGCGTCCGGCCCCGTCCGTCCAGTCCTTGGCGGCGGTGATGGAGACTTCCCGCCGGGTGTCGATCAGTTCGGCAGCCTTGTCCTTGGGGACGTAGGCGGACATCCACAGGCGTTCGCCGTCATGCCACACGTCGTCCACGTCGGTGATCGTGTCGCGTGGGTCGGTGTCGACGCCAAGTGCGATTTGTCCGTGTCCCCAGCACAGGGGGTGTCGGACGCCCGCTTCCTTTTGGGCGTAGAACTGGCGGACGATGTCGTCCAGAATTTCGGGGGTGACTTTCCAGCCCCGGAACGTGCCGAGCGGCAACACGTCTTTGACGACGCGGACCTTCCCTGGCACGCTACGTTTCCGGGGGAGTCCTTTGACTTTGCCGGGAGAGAGCGTGAACGGACTGGCGGGGGAATCGAGCCGGTACAGTTGCACGCCGTGTTATCGTTCGCGGCCGATAACTTTCCGGGAATTGGGTGATCCGGTTGCTGCGGGTCCGCGTTAGAATGCGGGTGGATTCTTTTTCAGGAGATTGCTGTGACTAAAGGCTTGGATGACTTCAGCGTTGAACCGTCTCTCCGTGCTGCGGAAGATGCTTCAAGTGATCGGCGACCGGAATTCGCAGTCGACCACCTGACTGACGCCGTGAGGGAATGTCAGAACGAGATCGTCCGGCTGAACAGGGAATTGGCCGCACTGAAGGCGTCAGCCAACCTTGCCGTCTGGCAGTAACCCACCCTCCATCCCCCTTGAGTCCGCCGCCTAGCCCCGGCGTTGATTCGGGGGATGGTTTTTTACACAGGAGAGCGTGAGATGGATTTCGGCGCAGAAGACCCCATGCGGTTTTGGGATGGCGTGAGCGTGCGACAGCGTGCCGACAAGACGTGGGAGCCGTGCCTAAAGAACGTCCGACACGGATGGGTGGTTCCCGACTCACTCCGGCCGATTGGGTTCCGCCTGATCGCAGATGCATACGCCCCGTCTCGAGAGCCTGCCAGCATCCGTGTCACATATTCAACTGAGTGACCGCTTCAGTTCCGGTCCCCTTCGTAATTCCGCAGGTCAATCTGCTTCAGGATCGTCTCCGGCACATCCTTCATCGTCTTGACGTTCTCCGGCCCGCCGTATTCTTCCAGCAGGGATTCATCCAGTGGAATCATGGCACACCGGCACGAATACTCCCCCTGCACCTGCTTGATGAGCCAGTATTCCTGAGTGAACGTCTCCACCACCCACTTGTCGAAGAACCAGTGGTGCGGCCGGACCCGATTGTCAGCGGTCGCCGCGTAGTAGACCCATCGGAACCGATCCCGCACGCGGGGCTGACGAAGCGACTGTTCCTGCCCGTCCAAGAACGCACGCTTGGTGTTCGTCCTGAACACCGTCTCGACTTCGTGCCGCTTCAGTGTGGCGACATCCGCGATCCGCTTGCGAAACGTCGTCAGGGAATCCCCGTTCTTGATGCTCTCAGCGACTGCCTGCTGTAATCGGATGATCGCCTGCAGGTCGTCCGCTGAACCCGTGACGAACGCCTGCCGATGCAGTTCCGCCTGCACCAGTGCCAGTTCCCGCTGGGCCATGATCCCTTGCGACTCGACCCACTTGATGGCGTCCTCAAGTTGCGGCCAGCGGTACTCGTCCGCGTCATACAGCGGGTCCGGCAGAATGTCCTGCAGCCCCTTGATCCCCAGCGTCACCGGGCGTTTCAGGGTCAGGGCGTCGGGAGTCCGGGAAGGAATGTCCCCAACACGGGGCCGCCACGGGGAGAGCATCCCCAGAATGAGACCCGCCATGCGGCAATCGGCTTCCAAGTGCCGGATCGCCTGCAGGGTCAGACCCACCTGAGTCCAGTCGCCATTGCCCGCCTGCGCCGCCACCACGAGATTGACCAGCCGTGCGTAGAGGGCCGTCAGTTCGTGCTGGGCACGCCGCAGGATGGCTTCCTGGTCAAACCGCAACTGAGGTGGATTCACGTTCACCGCCGGGCCACAGGGACATCAGAAAGGGGCTTGCCGACAGCGGCGGGGGTGATTTCTTGTCGTCGATCTCGTCCGGGTCTTGCCCCGTCTTGACCGCGTACTCAGCCTTCAGTTGTTCCGGCGTCTTGACCGTGCCGTCCGGGTTCGTGGGCTGGGCCGGGGGATTCGCCAGCCGTGTAATCAGCTTGGTCAGCCGCTCGTGGCCTTCCTGAGTCACAGGCACGCCACAGGCTTCCAGCATCGCGATCATGTCGACCGTGCCGCTGGAGACCAGTTCCGACAGCTTGGGATTCGTCAGCCACGCCTTGACCACCTCAGACGCAAGGTCGTCCGGCCGTTCCGTGAGCGGCGTGTAATCCATCGTGACGGGGGCGCAGCCGTTCATCGCGACCATCGGGTCAATCACGCCCGTCTGGAACTGCTCACGCAACTGCAGGAAGATGTCCTCAAACACCGCCAGCAAGACAATCCGCTGCTGTGCCACCATCGCAAAGGAACCTTGCTCGGCTCCCTCCGTGACGGTCTTGGGGGGAATCCCCATCGACAGCAGTTGCCATGAGTCCTGTTCCGCGATGACTGCCAAGAGTGGGGCGGAGTCCTGCGGCTGGGCGTTGTCATTGTCGACTTCGATTTCGTAGCCCACGTCCTGCTGACCCGTGGCTCCGACGCTGACCTGCCGTTTGTTCGACAGGACGAGGCTACCGCCCGCCTCATACGGGACGATGGCGTTCTGGATGACATCCGCAAAGCGAATCTTGGGGGCGTTGGGGTCCGTGTTGGTCGGGTCGTCCAGATACTCCGGTCCCCGAATGATCCGCGATCCCAAGGCGAACTTGTCGAGGAAGATTCTCAGCAGCCGCCGGGTGTTCTTGCGGTCCAGCCAGGTATTGCAGGCGGCTCCCAGAAACCGGCTTTTCCCGTGCGGTTCCGTGGGCGTGGCGTCCATCGCCAGCCACCATGCATAGATTTCCCCAAGGTCCACCTGCGACTTCTGGCCGTCCTCTGTCTTGCCGTCCAGCCGAATGCCTGAGAACTTGCCGTTCCGCAGGATCATCTTGGTTTGCTTGTAGGGCAGTTCGTTCAGGTCGCAGACGTGGACGCCCGCTTCGGGAACGTACTTCCATGCCTTTTCAAACGCGACCCGGCCGTAAGCGATGAAGTTCATCATCGCAGACCGTTTGCGGTAGAACTCCTTTTCGACGTGGTCCCTGACCGCCTTCGCGCTGGCATCCCCGTCAGTGGTCTTGAACGTCACCTTGACCTGTTCAGCACCGGAGACGAGAACCCGTTCCGCAAGGTTGAGCTGGTAGTCCTTGCGCATTTCCGCCACGAGCAGTTCGACCTGCTGAGGCGGGGCCTGCAGCAGGCCGGCCAGTGCGTTGGCGGTTTGGGAGCCTTGAACGAGCATCAGTTACCACCGGGTTCGTAGGCGACAAAGACGTTGCAGGATGCCACCACTTCCTTCGTGGTGGATTCCCGGACAGCCAGACGGAAGTTCTTGCCCGCGTTGGCGAGAGCCGTCACGTCGTCGGTGAGCATGAACGCCAGAACGCCAATGGCGTCCCCGGAACGATCCAGCCCGGCATCCGAGCTGTCATCGGACGCCGTGAGTAGGGTCGTCTTGGTCGTCCCCAGCGTTTCAATTGTGAGCGTCAGCCCGGCGTAACCGTCGAGACTCTGTGCCACCTGCCGGTTGTTGGTCAGGGTGACGGATTTCTCGCACAGTTCGCCGGTATAGACGGTGAGGTCTTCGAGGTAGAGCATCAGGGTTGATACATCACGTCAAGGACGCATTCGTTGGCCCCCGGAGCGTCGGCCCCGGAGATTGTGGTGGTCGCCGCCGCTGCGATGCCGGTGTCGAACCGGATGCCACCGGGGGGAGAGCAAGACAGCCCGCCGCCGGCCGGGATGGCGTAGGTCAGCTTGGGGGTGGTGGTCCCCACGGTGACGTTGGCGATCAGGGCGTCGTAGAAGTGCAGGTACATGGTCGCTTCGGACAGGTTCATCACCTGAAACGACATCATGCGGTGTGGTCCACTGGCAATCTGTTCCTCGGTTTCGTCGAGGTCGATTGAGCGGAAGGTCAGGTTTGCGTCCATGCGTCAGCCGTCTCCAAAGAATGAGCCAAATCCGCTTCCAATGAAGGCGGGGGAACCTGTGCTGATACCCAACAGCGGGGCCATCACCGCATACGCCATGCTCGCCACGCGGGCCTGTGCGAACGGTGTCCAGTGAAGAGCGTCGAATTCACTGCGGTAGGTCGTGTTTTCGTAGTCGCCAAGCAACGGGTCGGATGCCACGTCGATGACGCCAGCCAGGTCGGAGTTCGCCAGAATCGCGGCGTTGATGGTCGCCACCGCAGCGTTGAACCCGGCCGGGATGAGGTCACCCGCTTCGTCGCATTCCGGGATGGTCATTCCGACCACCGTGAACCCGTCAGCAACGTAGTCATCCACCAGCCCTTCAAGCCGGCTGATAACGGTTGCGGCGGATGCACCGGCCCTCAAGTCATTGATGCCTGCCATTAACACAATCATGTCGTGCGTGGCTGCCGTGCGGCGACACGACCGACTTCCCCAGCCTCGTGACGTGCCAGTGTCAATCACCCGATGGGGAATACCGTTGGCCGTCGTCAGCGTCTGGTTGGCGTAGGTGTCGATTTCCTGTGCTGTCTGTGCGGAGACGCCAAGGTTCGCCCAATCGGCAACGAAACCCTTTGCTTCGAGCAGGGCCATCGTCTGCGCAGGCCACTGAACATCCTCGCCAACATTCAGGACAGTCGGCACAGCGTCAGCCGTGTAGTCGCCCCGAACCATGCTGTCGCCGACGAACTGAATCTGGTTCGTGTCGAAATCGTTGGTCGCCCGGAAGTGCGTGAAGTGCGTTCCGGTTGTGGACGTGGCCGCGCCGCCGGTGATGATCCCGAAACGGCCGTTGGCGGCGATGCCCGATTGCCTGCGGAACACCTCGCGGCGGTCAAGGAACGTCCGCACCAGCGTGCCGCGGATGGTGTGTTTGAGCGTGTATTGCCCGACAGGGTATTCAGCGAACGGCGGCGTCTCTGAAAGCTGGAGCCGGAACGTGTAGTTCGCCAGGGCCGTGTCGTAGCCGCCGAGCCGGTCGAAGCCCGGCCAGTTCATCCATGTCGTGTTCCAGATCAAGGAACTGTTCGACATGCGAACGCCAGCCGCGGCGTACTGGTTCGCACCGCCGGGGACGGTCATTACGTCCAAACCGACTTCGCATTCCACGTCGGTCACGGCCGTGTTATCCGTGACCATCACGATTCCGCTGGCACCGGTCGGATAGCAGCCGCCACCCGTGCGGAGAATCAAATCTCCGCTGGCATAGCTGCCATGCTTCGACCATGAGCCGCCAGAGTTGGCGGCGCGAGATGCTACGGAGTTTCCTGCCGTGCCGGTGAATAAGTCCTCAAAGAGAGTCGCCATGCGTTGTGGACCGGCTTTTCGTTCGCTGCGGACGATAACAGTGGTTTCTTGTTATCGTTCGCGGACGCCAAACGAGCCGCCTCCACCATGCGAGTGATGATCTCCTTCATGCCGCGGTAGCCCCAGTGGTTTGCGTCAATGCCGTCAGCGAGCGACACGTCGGACGTGTCGACGAATACGCCGCGGCACTCACTGCACACCTCGTGAACAACGTCGTTGAACTCATGGTGTTGCGGCATGAATCCCGGCATAACCAACACGCATGGGCCAGTCTCTTTGCGGATTCGAGCCACTAGATCCCGCAGTCCGTCACGGTAGGCTGTAACCGATGTTCCGGCGATCCTGTCATTGATGCCAATTTGCAGGAAGACCCACGTTTCAGTCGGCAGGCGAGAGGCTCGCGAGGCACGTAGTCGCTCGCGGAATGCCTTCATGTACGCCCCGCCGTCCCGCCAGTCGTCCAAGTGGCTGCCCCCCTGCCCTGCCTTAACGAGCCAGACTGTGTTGCCGGGTGCGACCATATTCGCCAACCCTAGTTCCCACCCGTGGCTCGTCTGGTCATATGTGCCGCCGTCACGGGGGTCGCTGACGCCTGTCAGTTGGGCGTGCCCAATCAGGTTATTCGAGCCGATGCTCAGTGGCTCGAATTCAAGCGACGTGTTGTTGAGGATTTGGACAGCCGGGCGGACGCCAACCTCGTGATGAGCTGCGTGGGCGTTTAACGCCACGCCACCCGTGTTGCTTTCGCCCACGAAGACGAACAGCAAGCCCCTGTTGTCGATGGTTGGTGGCGATGCGACTGGCCGGAACGTCCCAGCGACAACCACGGCAGCGAGTGCCATTAATGGAAGCACGATTCTGTTTCGCATGCCGCAAATTGTAGCACAGCCCCTTATCGTCCGGTCGCCTTAAACCCGCGGGGGATGCTCATTCCACCCGTGGGAGCCAGCGTCAGCTTATTGAACGCACCAGAGCAGGCGTCCACGAGGTCGTCGTGCCCATTCGAGTCCTTGGGGGGCGGGAAGTTCGTCAATTCGTCCAGCAAGTCCTTGACCCACGGACCCCGGACCAACCGCACATTCCCCGCCTCACACTGCGCCGACAACGGCCGTGCCCGGACTTCCTTGGCGGTGTTGACGGCATCGAACCGGGGAGCGAACCGGGCGAAATCACGGGCGTGGATCGCCATGACCTCTTTGGAGTTGTGCCCCGGCTCCCGTTCGATCCACAGGTCCACCTGCCCCTGCCCATACTTGGCGGCGTCCTGCTCTGCTGTCGCCAGCATCACCTGATTCCGGGCCATCGGCGACCACCGGCCGCACTCGACGTGTTCGATGTAGAACAGCCCGTCCGATTCGCACATCAGGACGCCTGCAGAACGGTCGCTCTTGAGGCTTTCCCCGCCGGCCTTGTCCCAATACCGGATGCGTCGACCCTTCCGGGGGGCTTGGTCCACGAACTTGGACAGCCATTCCAGCCGGAAGAAATTGCCCGACGTGGGTCGAATCTTCCAGTTGCCGCCCAACAGCCGCTCCCGGTCGACCAGTGGCATGCCCATGAGGTTTGCCAGATAGCCGGGGTCCGCCTTCATCAGGGTCGGATTGTCCTGCAACCTCGCCGCAATGAACGTCAGCGACTTGGGAGCGGTGATGGCGGACAGGTCCGGGTGAGCCTCGCGGGCTTCCGCCTCGGAGTCGTACCATTCCAGCCGGTCATGGACCCGGTAGAACCACCGCAGAACCCCAGAGCGTTCCGGGATCGCGACTCCGGTATCCTGGTCGATCCACCACGCGATCAGGTTCGCGACCCATGAGTCGGCGTCCGGGTTGCAGGTGGCGCGAACGTAGGGGCGCACACCGCAGGTCGAGCGGTTCCGGCTCATCATGTACCAGAACTGATGCTCGGAGTTTCCTGTCCAGCAACAGCGCCCACGGTGGCGGATAAAGAAATTTCCATTGCCTTCCACTGTCAAGCAGTGAACTGGCCCTGAGTACGCCTCCCGCTTGGCAAGCCCCGCCTTAACTTGGGTTGCGTTTCGATGCCCGCGAGAGATGTTGATCGTGTGGACAGTGAAGCCGGTCTTTGTCTCGTAACTGCTTCTGGTGGCCACAAGGCCGCAATAGACCGCGATCTCCTGAAGGTCATCGACCAGCCCGGAATTGCACAATCCCACAGCCCACGCTCCCGTCGACTGGAGGTGTCCGTCGCCCTTCAGGAATGCGTCCAGAAATATCCGCTGCTGTCGCGGCGACAATGACATCACCCACCGCGGAACCCTTTTCTCGTGGCGATTTCCGAGCGGCTTCAAGTGATTAAAGAGTTGCCGGCTGTGGATGCGGTATCCACAACTCTCGTCGGGCCGTGGCCGCCACGGAATCCGGGCCATTAGTGAGTCTAGGCTGGCCACTCGGCTTGTCTGTCGTACCGACACGCACGGTGTTGATCTTCGCTTGCATCGCAGGAACGCAGACCCCTCCGCGAGATACCACCCCAGTAATTCGAGGTAGTCATCCGCCGCGATGCGGTCGACCTGCTCGCTGTTCCTGCCGATGCCACGTCCTGAGACTCTTGGAATCTTGACCCACCGACGCTCTCGCCCCTGCCACTTGCCCGTTCTCGGGATCGACTGGCACGTCTTAGCGAGGTGCTCGGCCGTGACAAAGCCCCATGACTTCGCAGCGTCTTGCCGATCAACAAGCACGCGGTGGTTCGGCGTGGCTCGGAATGAAACACCACACCGCTGAAATAGGGACACCAATTCGCCATCGAAGTGGGACGTGTGTGTGTCCAGCACTTCCCTGTGGCTGATTGTGCGGTCTGGGTTTAGCGAGGCAACCCGCTCGCCAACCTCCACAGCGGCCAGCGGCTTCCAGCCGGACTCTGTGAGAACATCCGTGTCAGGAGTCAGGCAGAAATGAGGCAATTCGTCGAACCCAATGAACGGAAGCTGCGATCCCTGGTGGTCCAGAACGTTCGATTCGTGTTCGAGGTGCGAAAATTTCACCCGTGCGCCGGACGG